GGAAGATTAATTTTAATATATAGAAATACAAAAAGAATGAAAAAATGTTAAAAAATTATAATCTATTTTTAGAATCAGCTGATACTCCAACTGGATTACCAGACGGAGTGTCTAAATCTGCACTTATTATTGCAAGAAGTATGTATGAAAAAGTTAAAAAACATTCTTTCTTTGAAGAAGATGGTGAATATTTTATTAAATTTCAAATATCTGATATGGATTATAAATACGTAGATCCAAGTGAAGTACTACAATTAGATTTATCAGATGGTGCTATGGATAAAAGAGAATATTATGTAGAATTGGCTTATGACGACCAAATCCCATCATCAAAAGAAGTTGTATATAAAATTATCTTTGAGAAATTTAAATAATTACCCTATTAAACTATATTTTTCATCCAATTCATCTTCATAACCATAAACCAAATTATAAATCATTTCTGTAATTAATTTATTAACTTCTGATTCTGTTTTCAATTGTTTTTTTACACATAATGATATAAAATAACCAATTCTTATCATTTTTTCTAAATCTGGTTCACCATTTTTCTTTCTTCTATTAAAAGTTTTAATTCCTAACATCCTTATTTGTTTATTTATATCAGGATCATTTTTATCTATAACAAATTCTTTTTGTTCTATTCCATTCACAAGAATTTTATCAAGTTCATCTTGGATTGTTGGGTTATATTGTCTAATACTAAATGAATCTGCACCCATTTTCTTGATATCACATTTTGGAGCTAATCTTAATGGTCCCATAATAGGTAATCTACTATATTGTCCATAACTATCATCAACATGACTATTTATCAATTTAACATACTTGTCTTTATCACGTTCTAAAATTTTCATATCACAAGGAGCAATTATCCCATCACCAATAAATGGCTTAACCACTCTTGTTCTAGCACCAAAAACTGAAATATTCCCCTTCATATCACCAACAAATTCATAAGGTCTATCTGAAAACATAGTATAAGTACTTATTATATAAAACCCATCTATTGTTCTTCTCCTTATTATTGTCTTTTTTGTTCCCAAATTTTCAATAAAAATATCCAATCTACTACTATAAACAAAATCCCAATAACCAATATAAAGAGATTTTAAAAGGTAATCCAATATAATTACTATTTGTGGAAGAAATATAATTAATAATACCCAAAATAATCTGTTATCCATAATTTATAATTTTATGTAAAAATAAGAAAATTATTTGAATTAATCTAAATTATTGTATAAAAAATCTTCAAAAGAATCATAATTTTTGTAATTAAAAAATAAATCTTCGGATATTTTTATTAAATCATGTGATTCTTTGAATCTTAAAAACTTTATATCTAACTCTGATAATCTAACTCTATCCAATGCATCTGCGTCTTTTAATATAGCAGTGGATTTGTAACTTTTATGTTCTTTTGGTAGTTCATTGGACAAAGAATGTCGTATACAAGCCATTTTTATATCATCAAAATTCCCATCAACAAATAAATGTTTATATTTATCAAAATTTTCATCAACTGAAAAACCACCATGTAATTCACAATGTCCATCATGTCGTCTAGATAAATCATGAATAAACGCAGCATAAAATGAATTTTTAGTATTTTTAACATCATCTAATTGATTACCAAGTAATAACGTATTAAACATTACCCTATATACGTGACCAATTCCATGAATATCAGAATCTATTTTAAAATCTTCATCTGTTAAATTAAATTTTCCAAAATCTATATTTAATCTTTCTAAAAATCTTTTCATACTTTATCGTAATCTATAATTATATTCAATAATAAATAAAAATTTTGACGATTAGTACCATCCACCAATAATCCTTTATTTGGCATCCTTAATACATCACCGTCTTTTGTTCTTGGTGGAATTTTTAAATTATACTTTTTATCATCTAAATGATTATATTCAAAAGATTTACCATCAATTGCTTCTTGAAAGTGTAAATTCATCTTATAATATAATCCATCAGGTTTTCTCAAATATATGTCACTATGAATATAATTTATAGTGAGTACTAAATTTCCTCTTTTATTTAAATAATACTTAGATTGATGACCATATCCTCTTAGATATTTATTATCACTTCCCGTTATTCTATAAACATTATTTAATCTGAATTCTTCTTCTTTTTGAATAATTTTTTCACCATTACACTTCTTACAAGTGCCAGTATTAATTTTACCCCTACCTTGACAATACTTACAATTAACGTGTCCAGTTGCTGGATTCCATTCCTTACCTGTCCCATCACACACAAGACAATCATTTGATTCACTATCTGGATCAAATCCACTACCTCTACATAAATCACAAGTAACATTTCTTGTATATTTAACCCTTTTATCTGTGTTGTTATAAACATCTTCTAATGTAACATCAACAGATAATCCTACATCTAAATTTTCAACAAATTCACTCCTTCTATGAAAAAATGAATCAAATGGGCTTCCACCGTCTCCAAATGGACTCCCACTCCCAAATATATCAAAAATACTTTTAAATCCACCACCCATAGGATTATAATTTTGACCATGAGGACTCTGAACATCATATTGACTTCTTTTCCCTTCGTCACCAATTATTTGATAAGCTTCATTTAATTCTTTAAATTCAGTATCATCACCACCATGCTTATCTGGGTGTACCTTAGTAGCTTTCTTCCTGAATGTTTTCTTTATTTCTTCTTGAGATGTGTTTTTATCAACACCCAATACACTATAGTAATCTTTATTAAAATCCATTTACTTTTTTAATTTTTTCTTTTGGTATTAAATCATTTGTATATATACCATTTGAATTATCATCATCATAAAAAACAATATCATATACATCACCATTAAACCCCTTTGACTTTAAATTCTTTGTGTCAATTTCTAAAACATCATATTCTAATTTCTTATTATCCATTTTATGTTTTATTATCATGTTTTGAAAATGAATAGAATTTTTCATATCATTCACATCATCTAATGACAATATAAAGAATATCCTATGTGGATGAAATCCTTTCTTTTTACCACTTTTAGGTAATATTCCATTTTTTAAAATGAAATCGGTATATTCTTTCGATGTTATATGATATATTTTATCAGGTAATTCCTTTACTGTATTATCAGTTTTTGGCTCACATATAAATTTTATTTTTAATATACCACCATTGTTAAATTCCTTAATAAAACCATCTTCAGATTTAATCAAATAATTTTTAATGTTGTTTTTATCACAATAATATTGTGATATGAAATAACCAGTTGAATATATTGAAGTTAAAATAGAATAAATATCATTTATATTATAATTATTCTTCAATTCTATTATCATCAACCTACCTTCGAAATACAAATTAAAATTATTATCAAATATTTCACCATTATTTATATTATAAATATCCGTAGTTATCTTATGAACAGTTTGATTAGGGTTCATAGTATTATACAATAATTCATTTAATGAATATTTATAGTAATCTAACAATTTTTTCAAATTCCTACCTTTATTTGTTTTATTTTAATATATATAAATATAACAAATGTTTATAAAAAGTTAATATCAACATCTTTCATCTATAATTTCTTTTAACTTATCATTGGGAAAATATTGACTATATATTCTAAAAGATTCATATGTTTTTATGTGATATATAATATCACCATTGGTGTCATATATAACCATGTATGGTTTTTTAAGAAATTTACCAAATGGGAAAAAATGAACCGAAAAATCATTACCATTATAATCAATATACTTGACATAACATTTACTACCTATCAAAGTCCCAATTAATGGCAAATCATAAAGAGGAGAATAAACTATGCGTTCATCTACATCAAAAATATCAACTTCTTCGATTTCTTCAAAATCCCAATTTTTATCGTCTAATATGTCCATATCTTATCATATTATTAATTCTACTTTTAAGTGAAAAATCTGTAAATGTATCACCTTGATACCTATATTTCCTATTATATTTATACACACTATTTCCATCTTCATCGAATAATTCAACAACATATTGATATTTCTTCCCAAATCTTGGAATATATTTAAATGCAACAAACTTCCTAAATTGGTAATAAATAACCTTTTTTTCACAAGAATTACCCATTATCCAATTAAATACAGACTTATGTTTAGATAGTTCTACTTCAAAGACATCACCATCTTCATCATTAACTTCGACTTCTTCCCATTCTCCTTCTTTAATCATGGTTTTTTAATTTAACAACTTTATTAATGATTCATCAAAGATATGACCTTTACCATTACTCCATGTTGCAACATGTAAGTCATTAAGGTAGTATACAGTTATAGTAACATAAACAAGTTTGTCGTTTTTAGCTATTCTTTCCTTAACAATTTCTTTACCAATATTTTCCCCATTGTTTGTAGCTGCACGGAAATGTTTAAATAATTCAATTTCAAAATTCTTTTTTGTCATTCTCATATTTATAGTTTTATAGATTTATTAATTATTCACAAAGATAACAAAAAAAATTAACAAATTTTACAAAATATATAAATAAATAAAAAATGAAAGGTTATAAACCTTTCATTTTTCTGACTTGCTTTCTATCGTTCTTTCTTTCCTTCTTCATTTTCATTCTCTTTTCTTTCCAAGTCATAGAATCACCTTTATCTTTTAAATTCAAGATAGGTTTAACTCTATCCAAAATCAAAGCTGTTGGTTCGATTGCAGCTTCTATCATATCACTATTCTTATATGATTGAGGGGATTCATCAAGAGTCGCTTTACAAACACTTGTTGATACTATACCCTTCATTTTAGCCTTAAAATCTTTCAAATCAATTTTTCTAGATGCTTCACCTCTCGACATAATTCTACCTGCACCGTGTGGGCTTGAATGATTCCATTCTGGATTACTTTTACCTTCACAAATCAACATACCATCAGCCATATTTAATGGTATAACCATTCTTTCACCAACATATGAAGAAATAGCACCCTTACGAATAATCATATCTTCGAAATTGATAAAATTGTGAATTGAATGAATTGAATCCAAAATTTTAATATTCAATTTATTAACAACAAGTTCTATCATTCTAGTTCTATTGAAATCCGCATATTTCTGTGCAAAAATCATATCCATAAAATAGTTAATAGCATCCTGTCCTTCTAAAAACTCCATACCATTGATATTAAAATCAAAATCCAGACCTAAATCCTTTTTTATTTTTTTAATTTCAACTGGAATATCTCTACCAGGAAACTTATCCTTAATTTCTTTAATTTTTTCAGTTAAAGAAATTTTTCTTTTGTTGTCTAATATTTTTTTAGCGTTATTTTGGTGAAATTCACAAATCATTTTTCCAAAATTTCTTGATCCTGAATGAACAGTAATCCACACATCACCACAACTATCTGATACCCCGACTTCCCAATAATGATTACCTCCACCGAGTGTACCAATAGCTAATTCAGCATCTTGCTTCATTCCAATTTCTTTTTGTTTATTTAAAAACCATTCATATGAATATCTAACATAATCGAAATTTGTATTAAATTTCTTATTATATTTCATAATGAATTTTCTAGCAACTTCTGTTACTTCGTCAAATTGAAAATTCTTCTCAAAATATTTTGAAGGAATTGAACTTCTTTGATGAATTTTATTTCCCATTGGAACAACATCCCTTATATATCCATCGATTTTCAATAATTTATCTTTGTTTAATGATATTTGATCACCTACATTAACAGATAAGACTCCACATCCAATATCCACAGAGATCGAGTTGGGTAGAACCTTTTCACCCAAAGGCATTGAAAATCCAACTGGAGCTGATTTTCCAGCATGGCAATCTGGCATCATAACAATTTTACCATCAAAAGCAACATGATTAGCCATAGCGTAAACTTGACGTAAACATGATTCTTCGATATCATCAATTGTGATTAGTGCGTCTGTATATTTTCCTTTTATTTCTAACATAATTTCTATTCTTTACTAATTTTTTACAAAGATACAAAATTTTTTAATACTTATGATTATTTTCTAATCTAATTAATCTCATTTTAATACTTTTTTCAGTTCTATCTAATTTTTCCATCGATTCATAAATATCATGATTTAATATAAAATCATCATCACCATCCGTCCATCTTCTTCGTTGCCAAGTGACTTTGAATTCACCTTCAGGTCTTTTCCATTTTTTAATATCCTGTGATATTTTATATTTTCTATCCAAAGATAAACAATTATTATAATAAATATTATCACAAAACACCATTGCATCTTCGTTTTTTATCATAACATTGTATATACCATCCCTATTGTTTCTATTCATAGTTTTCTTTTCGTTTCCAGTTATATCGGAAATATAATCTAATAAATAACCAATAACATCATCACTTTCCGAAACAAATGTAACAAATGGATTTCCATTTTTAATAAATCCCAATGAACCATCCCCATCTATAAGTCCCCTTATATAATCTTCTCTTATTATATTATGTGGTGGTTTAATAATCTTTGATTTTTTACCATAAGGAACACCATTTTCATTTAGAAATTTTCTAAATTCTTTATTACAAATAGTTAAATTTACACTATTAAAATTGTAATTTTTACCTTTCATTATAATATCCCTATTCCTTTTTCTAATACTTGAATAATATGGTATTATATTACTCAATTTTTCTAATATATCTATATCTTTTTCAGATATTTCTATAGATGCCTTTCCTTTATCATATTTAGTATTTTTCTGTTGATATAAATTTCCATCAGTTTGGAAAAAACCAATCATATAAGATGTTTCTTTATCTATTTTCATATTATATACAATTCTTTTTCAATTAATCCTTTAGATTTAGTATCTTGATAAATAAGATATTCAATATATTTTGATCTATTATTTATATTTTCTTTTAAATAATCATATAATTCATTATTAATAGCAATTGATATACTAACTTTAGTTTTTACCTTTTTCATTTGTTGTTGTTTTATTACTATATATAAAATAAATAAAACCATTTTTTTCCAAAATGATATAAAGAAAAAAGATTTTAATATGGCACGACCAAAAAAAGAAGAAAAAGACAAAAAGAGAACTATGTCCATCACAATAAAAAAGGAATTGAATGAAATTTTGAATAATTTTGTAGATGAAAATAACTTATCTAAATCGGAGTATATTGAACATTTGATTAAAAAAGATATGGGAAATAAGATTGATGATCAACTCCAAAATCTTCGTAATGAATGGAATAGAAAGATTTAATATATCATTATGACAACAACAAAAGACAAATATTGTGTAATATGTCACACAATAAATAAAACTGATAATGGATGGAATTATTGGAATAAATTATTAGAATCTTATAAAGATGATTCTGATTATAAATTATTGAAAGAAAAATTAGATAAAACCATAAAATTATTAAACGACAATGAATCTGACATAATTAACATGGATGTTGAAAAGGAATTATGGGAAATTATTTAATTTCCAATTTATTTAATTTCCAAATTATTTTTTTAATATATAATACATGAAACATTTAAAACTATACGAAGAATTTGAAGATTTCGGTGAATGGGACGATGATGATTTTGATGAAGAGGAATTTGATATACCAGAAGGAATTAAATACAAATCAAACAAAACATGGTTTAGAAACTTCGAAAAAGAAAATTATGAATCAGAATTAAAACTAATAAATAAGGCTATTCGTTATTGGGAAAATGAAGAAGTTCACCCAACTTTAGAAGTTACTAAAGAAAAAATGATATTTGTTCTAAAAGAGAGATTATCCCTACTTAAAAACCATTTTAAAAATTAAAAACAACTTTTTCCAACATTATCATATCTATATATAGATGTGCGGAATATTTCCGTATAAAAAATAAATAAATAAATAATGAGTGAATTAAAAGGTATCGTAAAATTTTTTAACGATGCAAAAGGATTTGGATTTATTAAAGAATCTGAAACAGAAGATGAGTACTTTGTGCATGTCACAGGTTTAGTAGACACAATCAAAGAAAATGATGAAGTTAGTTTTGAACTAACAGATGGTAAAAAAGGCAAAATTGCTACAAATGTAGAAATCATATAAATTTTATCAAATTCAAATAAAAAAGAGAAGGTTATTAACTTTCTCTTTTTTTGTTTCTATCAACTCTATTGATTTTACTATCCAATGGTCTTAAATTTGAATAATGATTTAATATCAATATATCTTCTTCTGTCTTAGCACTTTTTAATTCAACTATATGATCTATATCCCACCCAAAGAAGTATTCTCCATTATATTTACCATGATTGTCAAACGACATCCAATTTTCAAATTGGTTTTCAATATGTGTTTTAAATTGTTCAAATGTACAACCTAATATTTTTTCAGTTTTTGTGTTTTTCTTATACCCACAATTTTTAAAAGAATTACCAATTAATCTACGAATTCTACATTGTTTGTTTTCTAAACGCCATTTTTTATAATCTTCTTTTATTTTTTCTTTATTTTTTAATCTATATTCTTTTTTATATTTTTTAATCTTCTCTTTATTTTTTAATACCCATTCTTTTGATTTATCTTTGTTATCTAATGCCCATTTTTTGCTTCTTTCTTTATTTACATTGTTATTTTTTAAATTATATTCTTTCCGATATTCTTTAACCTTTTCTTTATTTTTTAATCCCCATTCTTTTGATTTCTTATTCAATTCTTCTTTATTATTTTCATAATAATTTTTCTGATATTCTTTATGATTATACACCTTTATCTAATTTTTTTTTATCTCTTAATAACATTTGAATAACATAATCTGTCATTGACATATAATTATCTTTTGAATTTAATTTTAAATGTTCATAAATTTCATTGGGTAGCCAAAAATTACACAACTTTTTATCTGATTTCTTCATATCTTCTTTATATTTTATAGTATATATAAAGATTTCAAACTCATATTTTTTTAAATTTTCAAAAAAACCTCAAATAAATTATTTGAGGTTTTTTTTATCCATTAATGTAATAAATCAATTTTTCCTTTTAATACATTCTTCACTGTTGTACTCTTATTAGTTAAATGATCTGTTACTATTCCATTTCTAAAATTGTAAGTTCTTCTACGATTACTTCTATTTTGAATACCGATTTAATTTCTTTTTTCATCAAAATATCCTTTATCATAATCCGATTGATTCTTATCTTTCAATCTTTTTTTTAATTCTTTTAAAGCTCCATCGTAATTGTGGTGTTGATTTCTCCCATCTACCATTACCTTTATACCTGTAGGTATATGTACCATATTAACACATGATTGTGTTTTATTCTTATGTTGTCCACCAGGTCCTGTTCCTTTTGTATAAAAAACATTAATATCATCCATATTTAGATTATCAGATACTTCTGACTTACTATCTAAAACTGATACGGAAATTGTAGAAGTGTGTACTCTACCTTTTGATTCGGTTGGTGGAACTCTTTGAAATCTGTGTCCACCTATTTCTTTTGAGAAGAATTTTTTTACATTATCACCACAGACTTCAATGGTTAACTAACCATATTTTTCATCCATAGATGTAATTCTAAAATCATTTATTCTTATTGATTTTAGATAAATATTTTTCATTTCTTGGACTAAAAGCTTAGCATCATCACCACCTTCCATGTCCCTAATTTCTATTAGTACTGTTTTCATGACTGTTTTATTTTTTTATTAGTTAATTTTTTACCAAATAACTTCATATAAGGTATATGGATCTCTCCAACTTCTTTTAATTACTTTTTTTGTTACTTTATATCCTTTTGGTTTATCCATCCATTGTTTTCTATTTTTAGAAACAATTTTCCAACTAGGATATTTTACGGAATCTTCTTCAAATCCACCATACCAGTGTTTGTTACTATTTTCGTTTTTGTTGTAACCACACCAAGCACAACGGATTTTCCCAACTCCTTGTAAATGATATTTACGAAGTTTGTTGTAAACTGAACGATTGTTTGTCCAACCGTATTGTTCTATTTTTTTCATGTCTATAAGTTTTATTTTTTACTTATAGACCATATCCTTTCTTCTTCATTTTTTGTATTTATTTTTTACAAAGATAATATAAATTCTTATATAAATATTACTTTTTTGTTTATATATTATTTTTGAACCGTCACATTTGAATATATACCCATAAATCCTTTATGAAGTAAGGGATACAAAAAATTAAACAAAAATATATGAAAGAATTAGAATCAATTTACGATGCAATTTTAGAACAATTTGAAATAGTCAAAGCTAGACATGAAAAATTCATTGAAAAAGGCAATAAATCTGCTGAAGCTGACGTTAGAGTTGCTCTTGGTGAAATTAAAAAACTAGTCACACCATACAGAAAAGCTTCTGTAGAAATCACGAAAAGTTTGAAGAAATAAAAGAAAAAGGGGAGACAATTTAGTCTCCCTTTTTTTATTTATTCCATTTTTTTATATTTTCACTAACGTTTGATTTACTTATATACACACTATCTATATTTAGAATATCTGAAATTCTTTTAACAAATTCATCTTCATCATCACATAAAACCATCAACCCATCATATGTAAATGTATATTCATCAACTTGATCCAGACAAGTAATTACTAAATTTTTAGGATTTTCTCTAATATACTTATCTTTATTTATACCATATTCTAACAATGATACATCAAGAATTGATTTTCTAAATTTACCTTGATATTCATTATCTACATTTGTTTCATTTGGGTTATTTACATCAAAATCTATATTATCATTAGTCATTGGACCATTACCATGTCTTGTTTGATAAGCTCTTGTCACCAAGAATAATTCGAAAGATTTATCAGTAACCATTTCTAAAATATTTGTTGTTCCTACATTACATCTTGTAACATGTGGGAAAAATCCATAGTGTTGGTCTAATAACAACCCTTGTGAACCTTCAAAAACATATCCATCTTCATCAAAACCATCTGGAATACCATAAACTAAATGAAAATTTCCACTTTTGACCATTTCATCACACATAATTAAAAATTCTTCAACTTGTTCTATTAATTCATGAGACAAATATCCATAATATTTAGCAATATTATTTAATTTAGTATCTAATATCCACGAATTAAAGATATCACTGAATGTTAAATGGTAAAAATGTTCTTCTCTATTAAATGTAGAACCGACACCGACACCACATGTACCATGATTTAAATCAGCTACATTATTACTATTGTGATACTTATCATATGGAGTGGTAATTGGAGAATCACCATCGATATACAAAACGGGATTGAACCCATTTTCCAATAAATCATTTAGTTCATTCATCATACCAACTGGATCAACTGTACAAAATTTTGACCAATATGTTGGTATACCTTTCAAAGTACCTGAACCGAAGTTTGAAAAGATATGGCTTTTACCATCTTTCAAAACAACATTGTGTCCAGCTTGTTGTCCACCTGAATATCTAATCACCAATGATCCTTCTAAATAATTAGTAACTAAACCTTTACCTTCATCACCGAATCCTAATCCAATTACCGCCTTCATATCTTTTAATTTTTAGAGTTTATAATTTTTGAAATAATATCTGGGACATCTTCTCTTGTTTCAGCAACACGTAAATTATCACCTAATAAATCATCCCATTTGTTTACAGTACTTTCAATTTTTCCACTTTTTGTTTGAGCGATATGTATATGATAAACATCATACATTTTTTGTGCATCAATCAACAATTCTTCAGCAGTAAAATTATCTTTATCTTCATATTCTTGTTCATCGATTTCTACGAAATCATCATCCCATTGTTCAAATGTATCATCAACTACAATTGGTTGTTCAACAAAAGTTTTACCAACGATTCTTTTCAATTCATTTTTAGTTATACTACCGTGAGTTGGTTCATCACCAATTGTTATTAGAATTCCTTTTTTACCTCTTTTTTCAAAACAATCTATAGATGTGTGTCTTGATGCAAAATACCAGGGTAGAAAATAACTTTCTCCACCATTTCTACCACCACCACCTTCTAAATAAACAGATGTTAACCATTTGTCCATCAATTCATCACTTGATTCAAATTGTGAAATTTGTAATGGTGCTCTATCACATCTATGATCTCCAACACCCATAAATAAAATTTGTGGATCTTTTACACCACTTTCGATTATTTTATCCATAATAGTTGGTAAACCATTTTTTACCAAATAATGTGGAACTGTTCCCATTGTACCAGTTACATCCAATCCTAACATAATTGCCACTGATTCTGGATGTTCATCTGAATCTCTGGATTCTCTTATTGCAACCCCTTTGGGGTTCATTTCTTTGTTTAAGTTTTTTTCTACAAAAATATCTTTAGCGGATTTTGTATTATAACCCAACTTGGTCGATCTAGTAGTTCTATCACTAAATGAATAACTTCCATGTCCCATAATTTACTCCTTTCTTTTTTTTGTTTACACTACAAATATACGACAAATATCAACATAAAATGAATAGAACTGTTATAAATTAACAATACTATTTTAATAAGTCAACATACTTAATATCACATTCATCTGGGTAATATAACGTATGTATATATGTCATTGCTTCGTTTTCAGTTTTATATAAAACAGAACCATGTAATGTTTCATAAAAGAAAAGAAAATTTCTTTTCTTTATGATATATCCATCATTAATTTTTATAATTTTAAATTTTTTCATACACTTTCATGAATACATTTTAATTTCAAATTAAAATGTTCTTTTATTTTTTCATTATAATCTACAGCCTTCGTAGATAGTTTATGAACTTGCTCCCAATTAATTTCATGTTTACTTAATTCTTTCTGTAAATCTTTCTTAATAAATAGAAGTCGATTTTCATAAATTTCTATTTTCATACCAATCTCAAATACATTATTCATCTTCTAATCTTTTAATTATTATTCCTCTTATAGGACTTATTTCATCCATTTGTTTTTTATTTATTTCAATTTTCAAAAAAGAATTTTTTCTTTCTTGTTTTTGTTTTTCTATTCTATTAGAAACTATTTTTTCTTCTATTTTGAATTTCTTATACATCTTATACCCAAGTTTATAATTCAATTCAACCAACCATTCCTGTAATATAAATTGATATAATACTGTCATTACAAAAGCGGTAATACTACAAATAAATATGTATAATATAAATGTAAAGGTTTTATAAAATAACAAAGATATTAGAATTGATAATATTACACAACTAAGAACATATAGTATATATACTGAATATTCCGATAAATATGTAAGGATTTTAAGCTTCATAGTCATATAATCTATCTAATTCATCCCACATTACTTTATATAACCCTCTCACCTTTAAAGCATATCTGAATATAGGATATTCTTCTTTATATACCTTATACATTTCAACTGCCTTTTCAACATCTTCTTCAACACCTGATTTTTGTCCATAGATTTTACTGTTTCTTGTATTAGAAATTCTATCACATAACTTAACAAAAATTGCTAAATCACTTGACCAAATTTTTGGATAAGTTTTGAAATTCTTTTCTTTTCTACAGTACCCTCTTTCATTAGTTACTCTATATACGATATCAGCAACGATGTGATTAGTTAATTTGGCAATTACCCTAACATTAACATCTGTATCTTCTATCAAATCATGTCCCCAAATCGCATATCTTGCATTTATCTTATCTTCACCAACAAGTAAATATTCATATTCTTCAAATACTTTATCTACACCATCTAAGTGAACCGCGTACGGTGCACTTCCGTATCTCTGTGAATCTGATGGTAAATTGTGTTTGTCTATTGAAAACTTCTTAAATTCTGATATAGTTAGAGCCATAATAATATATTTTTAATTATACATCAAATATAACACAATTTATAATATAAAATAAAAAAAACCTTGTAAAAATTACAAGGTTTTATTTTTATTGGTTAGACACCTGCCGCACCACCATCTTGATTTTGTATTCTATACGACTTATATTTTGGATTTTTATTTTGTTTAGATGATATTCTACCTGTTTCTGGTGTGTAAAATAATAAAGTGTCCAAGAAAGGATATCTTCTATAATCTTTATTTTTTAATCTGAAAGTTAATGTAAGACCATGTTTTTTACCATCTTTTGGATCAATATAATTTGCATTATTGAAAGTTTGAGATTGTTTATACAACCAACCTCTTTCTTTAGCGTAATCAATAAATACTGTTTGGTCTGAATCCCTCATATAATAAATTCTATCCATAAAAATTCTACCTGGTTCAGGTCTAACACTATTAAACCAAACTAATGCTCTACCAATTAATTTTTCATCATCATCCAAAAGAATCAATAACCCAACATGTGAAAAAGAACCACTACCAGGACTATTATCGCAGTAAATATCGAAATAACCCTGTTTTTCTTTATATCTCATACATGAACCTTTTAAAGTTCCACCATATATTTCCCTACTATAAGTATTTTCGTTATAATATTTTCTAATATCTTCACCATAAACAACTTTCATTTTACTATCATCTTTACTACATTTAGCTCTAAATTCATTACCAAATTGTTCAATTTGTGATGGTGTGTATTTTCCTTTAAAAAGTTTAACTATTATTTTACCAATTTTAGTTGGTTGAACTCTTTGTGGAGATGACCACACATCAGTTCCTTCAGGTGACATTTTATCACTTTTTAAATCTGGATTAATCTTCAACGCTTTAATTGTTGAAATAAATGTAACCATACCTTCATTACCAGATACATCCATATATGATATATCAAATTTAATATCTTGAGATGATAATGATAATAAATCCTTAGCAATCGGGCTACTCATTGTTTTTAAGATATCAGATAGTCCCTTAGATAAATACATTCTCATCTGAGAAGATAAGGCTAATTCTTTCTTTTTCTGTATTTGTTCAGGAGTCAAAGCTTCCTTCACTATATAATCACTGTAATTACCAAGACTCATAATTGTATTTTAATTTTATTTATATATTAAATTTTATTTTTATAATATTTTACGATTTTTAATATTTTTGTTTCCAACATATAGGGTTGGTACATTTTTACCCTGAGTAATATTTGGATTTAATGTTCTTAAATTTCCATCTATAAATACCCCATTCAACCATACACCATTTCTAAAATTACCATCCACAAATATCCCATTTACCCATAATCCATTTATAAAATCACCACTAGTAAATGTTATACCACTATATCTCTTATCACTTAATACATCTGTATCATTAGTTCCAAATACACCATCGTAAAACGTACTATCTATGAAATTTCCAGTAAAAAAATGCCCACCATACCATTTACTACTTCTAAATACACCACTATACCAATGGGTTCTATTGTAGTTAGTTGGTTCATATGTACCAGAATAAACTTCAGATAAATTCATATTACCATTCCACCATTCTGTAGTTGTTGCAGATGTGGTTCCAGTGTTGTATCCAAGTCTCGAATATGAAAATACACCATTTTCCCATACCCCACTAACAAAATCTGAATTACTAAATGATCCATTCCACCAATTTCCATCAAATGTTCCATTATTAAATACACCATTTTTCCAATAACCCCCATACATTTTACCACTTATAAAATTACCATTTTCCCATATGGAATTTTTAAATACCCCATCATAAAAATTACCATTCTTCCATGTCGCAACATTTAAATTGGGTAAAACATCAGTATGGTTTAAGAACGCTTCGGATGTATATCCACTTATAGAAATTTCGTCACCGAATATGCCATTATACCATAAACCATTTCTCCATGTTCCATTTACAAATATAGAATATTTTTTATTATCATCCAATTTTTTTAGTACACCAGTTGATAAGAATTTAAATTCATCTATCAATCAACTTAACCATTTACCATTTTTCCATGTCCCATTTAACCAAGTCCCCGAATACCATGTACCATCTGTCCAATCTCCACATACCCATGTTCCTTTATACCATACCAAACCATATTCATCTTCACCAATTAAGGCATCTTCAATTATTGCATTAAAAATCCAAATATACTTAACTTTTAATTTTTCAATAGTCATCCCATCAATCAATGTAATATTACTTTCAACTGAATCTTTAATTATACTTACAGTATGACCACTGGATATAGTATCTGATATTCGTAAATCGTCATTATAAATTAAAAGAGGCATTTTTGATTGTTTATCAATACCAATATCAACTATTTCTAATGGTTTAAATAATAGGTTATTATCATTTTCATAATAAACATCACCTATTGTATTACCAGTTAAATCGGTAATATATCCATTTCTATAATTATAAAGTTTAAGAATATAATTATTTTTATCATTTGCGGTAATTGTACCTGTTGTATATTCTTTTATTCTACTATCTACTGATAATAATTCATTATAAGTCCTATAAATTCTTGCTCTAAATTCATCATCTTTAGTGTAATATGTTACACCTGTATTTAAATAAACATCATACAACGTTTCAGAAATACCTGTTAATGAATAAAATGAAGTAATCCCCGTTATGTCGCCTTTTACTGATATAGAAAATGGTTTTTCAATTGTTATTGATGTATTATCCTTATCTAAAACAAAAACTTTATCATCATAATTTTCATTAATATAAACACTTGTATATTTATAGAAATTATCTAAACTACCTTCTGATGCTGGTGTTATTTTTATTGGACTGTCTTGTTCTACTATCTGTTGGGGATAAGATGTATCATCTATCAAATATGTATATTGTGATGAAAATTCACTCATAGTATACCCTGAACCCAAATCAAATGAACTATTAAATACATCACTAGTAATACCACTCAAATGTTCATATAACTTATAATCTATGTAATGGTTATCTGATGTGAACGTATAATCAGTTGAATCGAATGTAAAAGTAAATGCGTCATAATCAATATATTTACTATATTCATTTTCCTTTGGAATGATTTTTAAATTCACTGTTCCAGACCATTGATCAAGAGTTTCTCCACTAAATGTAAAAAACTCACTATAATAATGACCATTTAAATATATCAAATTGATATCTCCAAGACTCGGTCTAATATTATTAAGATTATCAATAACCAAAGTCTGTGATGTATCACCAGATAGAACATAATTTGGAACATATTCATTCAATATAATATTAGTACCATCGAAACTATCTACTATTGTATTAAATAATGCAATATTATCAGTAGATGTAATATTGGACCTTGTATCGATATATAAATAATCACCTGGTTTACAAAATGTAGAAGATACTGTATCTAATAATGTTAAAATAGTTTTACCAGAATATATGGAATATTCAAAATCTCCTCCATATGTCTGAGAATTTCCAAGAGATACATCAAAAACAACTGGTGGGTTATTTCTATATTGTATTGAAAAAGTAGTTGTTGGTATTGTCGGTACTTCTATTGTATTATATAAACTATAATTTAATTTATTTAATTTTCTAGCAAAATTATAATCTGTAAACCACAATTTTGGTATACTATCATATGTTGTTCCCGTATTATTTATATTATATTCAAACCCATTCTTCAATATATAAGTGTGCCCTGTCATAAAATCCATTTCTTCATCTGTTATTGGAAATGTATTACCACTATTTTGTAAAAAGAATTCTATGTTATTACTATTATCCATTTTTACATGACACCCATATCTATATGTATTACCTGTTGTATCTAAATCTGTAGTTTTCTGTAAATATCCATCTACGTCAAATGAATAAATACCATTTTCAGTTTTACCTGTTTGTCCAGCAACTAATATTTTATGTGCTGATTTTAAATAATGTCCATCAATTTTAGTTATTCTTTGGTTTATATCAATTTGTTCATCTATATAAAAATCAACATAATTGAAATTACCCATATATTCATTTATAACATCATATTCATTATAAAACAATTCAGTATATTCCACATCACCAACCATTATATTTCTTTCATATATATCATATAGATCTAATACATATTGATATGTCAATCCTGATATACACTTTTGAAATTTAAAATAAACTTCATCTAAATTATCTATAGTATTATCATTAACATATTCATTTAATCTATTAACTTTTTCCCAAACTCCATAAGTCATAATTATCTGACTAGGAAATACTGTTACTCCACTATTAAATTCCCAATCAAATTTTACATTCCATAAATCCATAAAATGGTTATATTTTTATTTTATATATTATTTTAACACCGATAGAAAATAATACTATTCTTATATATAAAATAAAAAATACAGAAGTAAATTTTTATATATAAGCAAATTAACAATTCATATGAAGATTTTTCAAAAAGAATATGACCAGACAAGTATTGATTTTCAAGGTAATACGTTATTACAAAGTAAGGTAATTGGAGAACATGATCTTTTAGAACAATCAAAAGAATTAAAAAGAATTAAAAATTCCTTAGAAATTCAAAATAGTAGATTAAGTGATACTTTCAACAATTTACATTTAGCCACTGTTATTATTAAAAAAGATGGTGAAGGTGATTATATATTAGTTGATTTTAATAAAAAATCACAAATAATTGATAAATTATCTTGTGAACAAAAAGGTGAAAAATTAAAAAACATTTATAATAGTATAGAAAAATTTGGAATTATTGATTTGTTTGACGATGTTTTACTTAACGGCACACCAATAAAACATCAAGGTTATTACAAAGATAGTAATATAAATAGTTATAGAGATAGTTACATATATAGAATAGAAACTAATGGTAAATATGAATTAGTATCTATGTATGATGATGTTACACACGTAAAAAAATTAGAAAAAACTAATAAGATAATAAAGAAAATGAAAAGATATCAAATTTTTATAACTTTATGTTTGATATTATTAATACTATCCATTAGTATACATCTACATTCTCATTTCAACGAACATAATTATAGTAATTATTATGATAATTACTATAAAAAATCAGACATCACAATAGTCGGAACAACCAGAAGTTTATCAAATAATGAAAACATTATTTATAATGGAACAATATTATATGAAGATGGTAAATATGAAAAAGCATTAGAAACCTTTAAAAAAGATAATAATATAAATACTAATTTTTATTTAGGTATAACAAATATGGAACTTGGTAATTATGAAGAAAGTGTTAAAAATTTCAGTGTAATAATAAAAGAAGATAGCATATTTGTTGATCAATCCGATTGGTTATTATCTCTTTGTTATATTAAACTAAATAAAAAAGTAGATGCTATATTAATTTTATCAAAAATAGCAAATGATAAAAACCATTACAAATACAATGAATCATTACAATTATTAGAAGAATTATGAAAAATAAAAGAGATATAAAAAAATTATGTGTTTTTGACTTCGACAACACATTAATGAATACACCATTTAGAAAAGATGGTATAAAGAAATGGGTAGAACACTACGGTGAAAAATACCCATCAAAAGCGTGGTGGACAGAACCATATTCTTTAGATATAGAAGTTTTTAAAGATGAAATAACACCAAAACCACATGTGTTATTTGATTTTAGACGATACGCAAACATAAACGATACATGGGTTATCATGTTAACTCACAGATTACCAACATTGGATAAAGAAGTATCTAAAATATTAGATAAATTTAAAATTAAATTCGATGATAAATTATATAGAAGATCATATTTTTTAACAAAAGCTGATGATTTAGATGAATATATTCCACAATTCCCAAATTTAGAAGAAATTGAAATATGGGAAGATAGAGATAGTGAAATAAACATTCTTAAAGAATGGGCATACAAAATCGAGCCTTGGGTAGATTTTGATATCAATATTAATTTTATTAAAACTTAATCATTCATTTCTAATATAATAAAAAAAGTATTCTAATAATGTACGACTTAAGAGATGGAAAAACGATTAAAAAAGTAAGTTTTTTGAAAAAACTGAAATGGATACATCTAATATATCTATTAATTGCTATTATTATTTTATTTCCAGAACAATCAGGTACATTTATAGGTACTTGGATTTCTGATTTTTTTGTAACAATTATAGATATTATTAAAAATGGATAAAGAATTTTACCTAAATGACATTGGTATTCTCGATTGGATGACCAATGATAAATTTCAAATTATAAGATTTAAAGATAGAATTGAATATAAAGAAGATAATCAATTAAGTAGAATTGATGGTCCAGCTATTGAATATTTTTCTAGTGAAACTACAGATTTATATTATTTTCAAGGAAAGAAACTATCCGAATCAGAATTTAAATTAATTAATAAATCTGAAAAAATTAAACAAATATAAAATGATTGAATTAAAAGATAAAAAATTGATAGAACTTAAAGATATAGATAGATTCTTAGAATTATCCAAATTGTATACTGATAAATCATTTTTCATTGGAAAAAACGCTGAAGTAAAGAAAATAATATGACAGAAATTTTACACACCGAAAGATTATGTGATGAATCCTTTTCACCAACAAATAGAATATATGTTAAAGATGGTGATGTTGAATACCATAGAGATTACATTGTAAGATTACCAGCTGTATCGGCTGTAGTATACAACACATCAACCAATAAGTATTTATTCGTTAAACAATTCAGACCTGGTTCAAAAAATGAAATAGTTGAATTAGTAGCTGGGATGATTGATGATGAAAATTTAACACCATTGGAAACTATTAAAAAAGAAATATCTGAAGAATTGGGATATAAAACTGATTTTGTAAAATTTTTATCAAAATCATATACCGCAGCTGGATACACCGATGAAATTATTCATTATTATTATGCTGAAGTTAGCAAGAAAATAAATAGTGGTGGAGGTTTAGATAGTGAAAACGAATTCATTGAGACAGTGGAAATGAATTATACTGAAGTATTAGATTATGATTTCCAAGATAGTAAGTGTTATTTATGTTTTGGATTATTAGGAATAATAAAAATAGACAAAGAAAAAGTATTTGAAGAATATGATAAATATATTTATAGATTAATAAGAGTATTTTCTAAATTAGATTGGAAAAGCAAATGTGATAGAGATGAAGCTTCCTTATTAATGAAAAAAGTATTCATCGAATACACAGAAAAAATTAAAAAAGATGATTAAAGTAGTAGTTTATTTATCGGAAAATTATAAAATATCTGATACTTTCACATTAAATGGAAATCCAACTAAAGAAGAAATTGATAATCTTATAATGGAACAATATGGTGACAGGTGGCATTATTGTGATATTTGGAATATCGATAAAAATGGTAAAATTATTATTAATTAATTATGATTTTTTATATACCATACAGTAAGGCTCGTTATTGCTTAATTGAATAACTTTTCTAAATGCTCCTCTAATATCACCTTCCATAACTAATGGATTATCAAGAGATATCAACTTTTTCATCATCTTATAATTAATATCATAAGGATCTCCTTTAAATATAATTTTATCTGTTTTTGATTCAAATATCATATTTAAAATAGTTTCATTAAGTTCCGATTGAGTTTTGAAACTTTTATATGTAATTTTCTCCTTAATATCTAATTCCACATTCATTTCTTTATTTTGTTTTTTTATTAAAAAAAAGATCAAAAGTTTAAAAAACTGGACTTTTATTTTTATATATATAAATAACTAAAAACTAATTATGAAAATTATGAAAAAAATTAAAAATTTTAAAGACTTTATAAACGAAAACATAGAAATAGACGAATTTGAAACTATTCAACCAGATTCGGATATTGATACAGAAGATGTATTTTTTGATGGTGATGATGATAAAACAGAATTCAAAAGTGAAATAGAAACCGATTCAGAAGATGAAGAAATCGATGATTTATTAGAAATAGTATATAATCAAAAAACTGATTCATGGGACGATATTGGTGAATTAGATTTACCAACTGACTTTGAATCATTTCAAGAATGGTTTATGGAAGAAATCAGCGATGATGACACAACAACAGCTTCTATGAAAGAAGAAGGTGATGAAATTGTATTCCACATACCAGAAGACTTGTATATTGTATATCTAGATTCTCAAAAAGGATACAAAGATGAATTGGACAATATATCACAAGAAGAAGATATGGATGATGATGACTTTGACGATGAAGAAAACTTACCATTTTAAGATTAAAAAAGCCCCGTTTATAAAAAAAAGTCAGTAAGAAATTACTGACTTTTTTTATACGTGTCTTAATATTGTTTTTAATCTATCCTTCACTCTACCCTTAGATTGTTTACTAGACATAAATCCACCCCAATCTAATTCACCATGTGGAAGTTTTTTTCTTTTTATTATATCTTGTTTAAAATACTTTCTAAACATATTGTCATCTAACTTTACTAAATAATAATAATCTATTTTGATAAGTCCACCGAATTCTTCATCCCTATTTACTATTCTATATAAATTTTTATTAGATAAGAATTTTCTTGGAAACTTGACACCTATTTCTTCTTCTGTTTCCCTAACAGCAGCATCCTTTATAGATTCACCATTATCGATTTTTCCTTTAGGGTATGAAAAAGAATTATCCCATTTTCTATCTGATGGGTGTACCAACATAATTTTATTCCTATAAATGAAAACAATACCAGATGTAACTCTGACATTCATTTTCTCAAAATCTCTATACTTCAAAATATCTCTATTGTAATTCTCCATCATCATCGTTACTTTCACCAATACCGTAAGATTTTTTACGTTCTTCAATAACATCCCTTATGACACTAGCTCCTTCAAATCTTTCAATACTGATTTGTATCTCTAACATTTTTCTCAGTTCTTCTACACTGAATTTATCTAAATCTTTCTTTTCGAAACAAACTTTCATTATTATTCTTTATTTTATAATATATTTTTCTTCATCATCTAGATCATCAATCTCATCCCCATCATACTCTTCACCCGTTATCTTATAATAAAGATCGTAATAATCTTCATCATCTAACTCTTTACCTATACTTTGTTCTACATAATTTATTATATTCAAAGTATTAACTGGTTTTTGAATTTCTTTAAAATGTTTATATGCATCATCTATTAAATTATCAATATTATCTTCACCAACATCTTCAATAACACTTTCAACCAATATACTTTTTTCTTTGAATTTTTTATAATCTAATAACATCAAATTTATATTATTTTTCTTTATATATAAAAATTATTTATTCAAATATTATGTCGATTTCTTGATGACAGGATATATTTTCTAATCCTTTTGAATTTTCTAATGATATTTTTTTACCTTTTAAGTATTCTTCGTTGATATATTCCGCTGATATATTTCCATGAACATTTTGATTAAAATTTTGAACTTTATTAGCTGGATTATTAACTATGATAGATTTGTCATACATTAACATAAAAGGTTTTTTAATTGGCATGGCTGCCAAATTTGATTCTAATGTATTTGGATTAGAATAATTTAAATGTTGTAATCTATAAAGTATTTCATTTGTTCTAAAAACATGAAAATCCAAAGACATCGCATAACCATAATCACCAGTTTTCCCTATCCAATTAAATTTATTATTCTTATCTGGTGATGGACTAACCATTTTACAACGAGCGGGATAGCAATAAGATAATCTTGGGTGTAATCTTAAAGATAAGCATAAAATGTTACTATCTGTTTCTAACATTTTCATTTTTTCATCTTCAATCGAAAAATCTTCTTTAAAAATTATATCATCAACTAAAAATGTACTAAATTTCTTACTTTTATCCATTAAAGATAATAAATCTTGTTTAAAATTCTTTTCTTTAACATAGTTAAACTCAGGATGTAATTCTCTTGTTATATCATATCCTTTACCAAATAAATAATTAGAGAATGTATATAATATATATATTTTTTGTTTATCCCATTCTTTAAAATGTAATTTCATACTTCTTAATAGAAGTTCTAATTGTGAACCTCTATCGCGGCTAAATATAATAATATTTATCATAATTCAATTTTTTAAAATATATTAAAATAAAAATGAAAAGTTTATATATACAATATATGAAACACTTAAAACTATACGAAGAATTCGACTTTAATGATGATGATTTTGATTTTGAAGAAAAAGATACTTTAACTAAAGATGAATTGTTAAAACGAATAATCTTTTTCAATACAAATGAAGAAGCTATTGATATTGTTAATAAATTAAAAGGATTAGGGTTTAGAATTCTTGGTGAGAGTGATATTTTAAATGATGAAAATTCTACTAATTATGATGGAGAAAAATGGAATTGTTTTTTACCTTCATGGACACACACATCTTGGACAAGAGGATTTGGAAAAAATCATAATAGTAATATTAAATATGATGAATTTATGAATATGGATATAATAAAATAACTATGAAACACTTAAAACTATATGAAGAATTCGATTTTAATGACGATGACTTCGACTTTGAAGAAGAAGATGAAACTATAAATAGAAAAATATATACAGATTATATTACTGAATACATTGATGATATAAATAAACCTGGTGGTGGATATGTAACAGGTAAAATTTATTATATTAAATTTTTAAGATTAAATAATCTCCATAAATTTACCGATTTATTAGATAACGATGGATATGATTTATTAGATGGTGGTGGTGACTCAGTTATAATATGGTCAGATAATCAATATAGTGTAGATCGTGTCAACGGATTCAAGGAATTAAATAGTGACGGGTATGAAATAATTAATGGAGATGAATTTGTAAATAGTAAATAACAACGATTTTCTAATTTATTTTTATTATTTCAATATCGAATGGACTAATATTATCAGTTGTGTAAAAACCATTTATATAATTTGGATCAGTATGAATAATATTTCTATCTGATAATTTTACTTTATATAAAATATAATCCCTATCTATATTGTTCATTTTATCATTAAATTTAATACTATTTAATAATTCATCATAATCTTTTAAATCATAAAAAAATACACTCTTTCTAAAATCATTTTATGTTCTTTTTAAATCTTTCTTCAATGTAATTCTGATTAACTTCTCTTTTTTCTATATCACTATAATCGTTTCGTTGTGTTGCCAACATTGGATTAGTCATCAAACAAACATATTTAGATTGAATTTGTTCAGCCAAATAAACATCTAAAATATCAGAATGCTTTGTTATTCTATCCATTCCTTCATACTTTCTTATAAAATTATCATAAACCACTTTATTATAAGCCATTGCATGAACAGCATATGAATTTTTAATTAAAATTAAATTTGGTTTTATTTTAAGAAGTTTATTATGTGTATTTGCTCCAAGATAAAAAAGTGACCATTTTAATGTCCCAACTTGTGATAAAGATTTTTTCAAATTACCTTCTGTATCATCAGTTATAAATTCCACATCATCTTCAAATACAAGAACATTATTTAATTTATTTTCCTTGGCATATTTAACAATTTCCAAATTAGATTTAATAATACCTATTCTTCCATCAACATCTTTAACAGCAGAAAATCTTTCCACCTTATCCAATATACCAACCTTTTCAAATTCCTTTTTACAAATTTCCCACCTATCTGTTCTTTCATCTAAATTGATACAAAACATTTTATCGAAAAAATCAAACGCACTTTCCATAATTATAGTTTATTTTTTATTTATATTACAATTTTTAGATTTTGTTTTTTAATATATAACATCATGAAACATTTAAAATTATATGAAAATTTCGATGAATGGGATGAAGATGACTTTGATGAAGAAGAAAAATACATACCATTTAAAAAAGGTGATACTATAGTTATTAAACCAAATTTAGTGGATTATATGTACAATATAACAGATCCAAATAGAAAAATACAATTATATAAATTAATCGGTTATAAATTCAAAATACAAAAAATGATTGGATCAAGAAGTAAATCAGGAATGATGTTTGCTGTTATTAAAGATCATGATAATAAAGAAATAATATTACCAATTGATGTCTGTGTTATACATGGAGAACACAGTAAAGGAATTAGAAAAGTATTATAAATAAAATATTAAAAAAATGATAAAAACATTATGAAACATTTAAAATTATATGAAGAATGGGGTATTAGAATATTTAATAGTAAGAAAACTAATAAAGTTATAGATTTAATACATAAAAAACTGACAGATATTTACGAAAGTGATAATATAGATTATAACGTGCATCACAACCCAAACCATACATGGGATTTCAAAATAGATAATGATGATTTATATTTATATATAGTAACAATGAGTGATAATATAACAATGGGACACGGATACACAAATGTTAAAATTTTAATAAAAGACAATGAAGATTTAGAGGATGAAGAATGGGATGATGTTGTTGATGACAATGAAATCATTACACCGAAAATACCATATTCATCAAAAATATTAAAAATGATTAAAAAACTTTATAAAAAAAAGAAAAATTTTATCCGTGATAGAGATCATGATAATATTATAAATAATCTATAAAACAAAAAACCAAAATGTTAAAAAATTACAATATATTTTTATTTGAAAATTTCTTAGAAGAAATTGAAAACATACCATTAGTAGCTGATGCAGAAATACTCGAAAGTATTGTTGTTGATTCTGATATGTTAATGAATACAGTAAATGCAGAACCAGTTGATTTTGTAGGAGAACCTTTCAATTTTGATATAAAAAAATATGATGACAATTACACATTAGAACAATTAAGAGACAATCCAGATTTCAATGATAATTTATCAAAGAAAGAACTATTCATAAGTGAATTACAAAATACTAAAGATTATGATACTTACATAATTGATGATATTAAATATTTATTAATTCATAAGAGAGAAAATAGAAAAATGGATAAGTTAGAAAAATTGGATGATCCTTTATATGTTATATTCCAAACAAAAGATATAAATGGTGAATGGAATAGGGATAAAATTAAAATCTATAAAATAAACGGTAATTTTAGCAATTTCTATGAAAAACTAAGTTCAAAAACAATTGAACTTGTTAAAGGCGATAAAAAATATATCTATGTTAGTAATGGACAAAATTGGATACTGAAAAACATTGAAAATAAAGATGAAGTATTTAAAGACATACTATCTAATGATGATATAAAGGTTATCTTAAAAGAAAATGGTATAACTATTACTATTGTATCTTAACTTATAATTTGTGATCTGTGTGAATATCACTAGATACTTCTTCTGGTGTGATTCTATCTTCCCAACCATCCAATACATACTGACTAAATATAAAACCTTTTACATAATTATCCCAATATTTTTTATCTCCCTTTTTATATAACAATTTTTTTATTTCATCCTCATAATCCAAATAACTAGTTTCAGAAGCATCTGTATCTACAAGTTTGTTACTTATTTCTTCTTCATCTTCAAATTCTTCTTCTTCAAAAGCTAAAAAATCGTTAAAATTATCTTCTACTTTATACAAAGGTTTCAACTCTTTATAAATATCCAAAAATTCCTCATCATCAAGATAACCTTTTACTGAATCTAAAACCTTTAAACACAGTTTTGTAATATTTTTATTAAATTTAATATCCTTTAATGGTATTTGATCATTTGTTTTTGCATTTTCCATATAAATTAATATCTTATTCTTATGTTTATCTTTATACATCAATACTTCAATTATCAAATTTTTAGCACCATATAAATTTACAAAAGACATGAATATATTTTTCTTGCCACCTTCATCCATACCCACACCTAAGAATATCCAATCCATTCCATCGGTAGAGGTTTCATTCATCATCCTTTCAATGATAGTGTTGCTTTTCATTGATTCATTTTCCGAGCTCATATCCTTATATATTAAATATTAAATTCATTAAATATATCATCTTTTGATGGTAAAATCAAATTAACATATATTATCAAATATTGTAACTTATCCCATTTCATAATATCATCTATACCTAACTTATTGTTTAATTTTTCATCGGAATAAACTTTATATTCGTCATTCCTATCAAACCAGAATACAAATTCAAAATATTCATCATCTATTATCCACGATAATAAGATAGCTACACCACCATGTAATTCACCAATGTAATCAATAACCGATATATTCATAAAATAAGATTGTTTATTTTTTATATATAAAAAGAAAAAGGTCTTTAGATATGGCAAAGAATAGTGATCATACTGATTTTTACATAAAAGGAAAATCACACCCAAATTACGAAGAAGGTAAATTAGTTGAAGAAGAACTAATTAACGTTCTTATACAAAAATTAGAAATGTTAATTTTTACAAATCAAGGAGATTTATATGGTGACTTTAATATTGGTTCAAATTTAGAATATTATTTATGGTCAACTTCTATACCATCATATGAAATAAAGAAAAGAATGAATAATCAAATCAATACATATATACCAGAATTATCCACAATTGGGTATTCACTTAATGTAGACATATACGAAGGTACTTTGAGGGATATAATGTATCTTAGATTTGGTATTAATAACTATAATATAAATTTTATTATTGACTAAAAAAAATATAAAATCATGAAATGTTTATCAAAAATATTTAACAAAAAAACACATAATATACTCATCGTTGATGACACAGTAGATAATGTTACTTTATTAGAAGGGTACATTGAAAAAATCAAAGATGTAAAAATATATAAATCTTATAATCCATTTGGTGCTGAAAAATTACTTAAAGAAATAGACTTTTCTCTACTACTGTTAGATATCCAAATGAATGGAATGGATGGGTATGAATTAGCTACCAAGATAAAATATGGTAAATATGGTAAAAACATAGATACTCCTATTGTATTTATAACAGCAATATATGAAACAAATGAAGATAAAATAAAAGGATACAACATTGGTTCAATTGATTATATCATAAAACCCATTGATAATAACATAAAAAAGAAAGTAGAAGACTATTTATATAGTTCCAAAAAAATTATATCAAATAAAAAATTTGATAATATTAAAAAATCAATTAACATGTAATGGCTGATAACCAAGAAAGTAATGTAATGACTACCAAAAAGGTAGATGAAATCCAACAGAAAGAAAAATATGCTCTTAAATTAAAAAGAACCGAAATTCTATGGCACAGTAGAAATAGGGGAGTTAGAAAAGGTGGAATTTCATTTGCTATGACTAAGGCTGAAAGAGAAGAATATATTAAATGTAAATTAAGTGTTTTTTATTTCGCCCAAAAATATTGTAAAATTAAAAGAGAAGATGGTACAATTGGTGAAATAAAATTAAGAAGATATCAAAAAGAAATAATAAAATTATTTAACGATAATAGATATTCCATTTTAATGGCAAGTCGTCAAACTGGTAAAACTGTATCGGCAGCCATCTATATTTTATGGTTTGTTTTATTTCATAGTAATAAGGGTGTAATGATTGTTGCAAATAAATCTAAAACCACAAAGGAAATTATAAACAAAATAAAAGGGATTTACAAGCTTTTACCATTTTTCTTAAAAGAGGGAGTTACGAACTGGAATGAAAGTGCAATTGCACTTGAAAATGGTTCAAGAATTCAAACAGAAGCAAGAACAGCTGAACCAGCTATCGGTTTTACAATTGATTTACTATATCTTGATGAATTTGCCAAAGTACCTGATACAATAATAAGGAAATATTATGCTGAAGTTGTTCCTGTTGTGTCGTCCATTAACGATTCTAAAATTATTATATCATCAACACCTGATGGATTTAACTTATTTTGGGAATTAATAACAGGTGCCGAAAAACCAGAAGATGATGATGATAACAATGGATATAAACCTATGAGAGTATATTGGTATGAAAAAAATGGACGAAGAGATACTAAAATATTATTAAATAAAACCAAAATTAGAAAATATTCACAATATGGAATAACAGGAACATTTATTAAAAATTATTTAAAATCTTTAGGGTATAAATTATATGAAGAAACTGTAAATAGTGATGTTACAATATTCATCAAATTTTATAAAGACGAAAAAGAAACTATACCATATCCAAAAGCAGGAGTTACCGATATTAGAAAACTTATGATTCCTATGAATGATGGTAAAAAAATTCCATTAGCAGAATTGTGTAAAATCAGCACATGGGAAGAAGAACAAACAAAACTTATTGGTGGTGAAAGTTTCTTCAAACAGGAATTTGGATTAGAATTTTTAACAGACGATAAAACACTATTTGACACTGTTAAATTCCAACAAATGACTAAAAATATTAAAAAATATGAACATATCGAAATCGATAATTTTAGCAGAAAATTACCAATCCCTTATAACAATTTACATTTTGTAAACGATAGTCCAGAAATATTTGAAATGGGTAATCAAAAAAATTATCATATCTTTATTGGTATAGATTTAGCAGAAGGATTAGGATTAGATTATAGTGTTATAAATATATTTAGATTATTACCAAAAGATAAAGAATGGATTGAAAATAACAAAGAATCCATACACAATCTTTACGATTTCTTTAAATTGGAACAAATAGGTTTATGGAGATCAAATATTTATAAAATAAGTGAACTTGCCCATATTCTTTACATGTTGGTATTTGAATTCTTTGATCCTGAAAAAGTTAAATGTGTAGTTGAAATGAATAAAAATTTAGGAAATCTACTTTTCCAATCTATGCCATATGTTTTTGAAGGCGAAAACGATTATGGTGATTATGTTTTCTTGAGATTTAAACACAATCAAAAAGATAAAATAGTTAAAAAAGGACTATTAATAGGTAGAGATAAAAAATATAACATAAAAGAGTTTCAAGATAATATGATAAAAGATAATTTATCTCTTAGTAATGATTCCAATATAATAGAATTAAAATCATTTGCCAAAAAAGAAACACCATCTGGGGATGTAACATATAAATCACAATCAGGACATGATGATATGGTGATGAGCTTAGTAAACCTAACATCGGTATTTGGACACCCACATTACAAAGAATCGATTGAAGACTATATCGAAAATGGATTACCAGATGATTATAAACCATTAATTTTTGATTATTCAGATAAAAGAGATAATGGAACAATAAGCATATTAAGTGATTCTTACAAAAGAATTTATAACAAAGGAGCTAAAATTGATGATGATGGAAATTTAAAATTATCTAATAGTAGAACTTATAACTTAGGTATAAAAAATATAGATAATTGGTACAAAAAACAATAATAAGAAAATGAAAATAAGAAAATTTAATGAAGGTTATGATGACGATTGGGACAATGAAGAACCAACAAAACAAGATATTTTTAATAAATTCAATGATATGATTGATCCAGATGATGAATTAAGTGTAGAAGATGGTGGTTGTGCTGTTATAGTATTAACTGATTATTATTCACATGATGATGATGATCGTGGAGTTAATTTAACATTTACATCTTGGGATGAAGAATTAGAACATCCCTGGTTCAAAGAACAATATAGATTATTTAAAGAACAAATTAAGAAGAACTAGATAAACTTTTAATAATTTTTATTATATTTATAAAAACAAATAGTTATTATGAAAAACATTCTTATTTATTGCACAGAAAACAACACCAATCAAGATAATGGAATAGGTGTTAAAATGATTGATATGATTAATAATTGGATAAAAGAAAATAAATTATCGCATATAAAAACCAAAAAAGATTTCAATTCATTCACAGACGATGACTTAAACAGTTGTGATAAAGTCATATTTATAAACCCAACTAACGATAATAATATCCATGAATTTAAATGTCACGAAATTAAAGGCAAACCTTGGCAACTTCACCAATTGGATATAAGAGGATACGAATGGAATGATGGAAAATTAACAGATAATGGAAAATTAAACCTTGAACAATCATTCCAATATTTAACTAGAAAAATTTCTGATTGGATTTCAATTAGAAAAAAATTACCAATAAGTTTCCTAAATAAATAAAAAATTATTATCTTTACAAAAAAATAATAAAGATGATTATAAACTACAACGATTTTAATGATATTAATGATTTAATGAATGCATTATTAGATAAAATTTCAAATGATGGGTTCGATAAATTAACAGATGAAGAAAAAGATTTACTAAATAAAATATCCAATGGAGAAGATATAAATTTAGAAAAACTTAAAAACCAACCATCAACCCCATCTGAAACAAGGCAATCCACACCCAAAAAATTTGGTGGATTTAATTTGGTTGATGGTGATGGACAACCACTTGGTAAAATACCAAGACCACCCAAAAAATTTGATATTGGTGACGAAGTTTACCCATTAACCAAATCAGGAGATAATTTACCATCATATGCAACCCAATTCTTAAATACAAAAGATAAATTTACAGTTTTAAAAATTAATTCAAGTGGTAAAATTGACATTGGTTGTCATAGACACACTGATGAAGGTAAAAAGAAAGTATTTTACTATTCAACAAATAGATTTACAACTATCGATCCATCTACTCAAATAGATAGTGATTTCGATGATGGATTAGTTGGAAATGGTGGTGGATTTAATAATAACAATGATGATATTTGGGATAGAGATAATAAAGTAGATAATGTTCCTAATGATTATCTTTTCGCAGTTAGTGATAATTATGAAGCAGGTATGGGTGATGGTGATATATGTGTATATTTAACAGCATATTCTTATTATAGAAGAGAGAATTGTCTTGATGATAGACTAGGTGGACATAACTTATCAACAGATGTTAAAAGAGCACTACGTAGAGTAGGTGTATCAACAACTGAAGATATGGAAGCAGTATTCGGAGTTAGAAATCGTGATTTGACCAAAGAAGATATTGTTCAAGGATTGATAGATGAAGGTTTCAGAAATGATCCTGGTTTTAGAGGATGGTTAGAAAATGATGAAGAAGATTATTTAAATTAAATAAAAAAAAGGGGTGAAAATTCACCCCTTTTTTTATTTACACATGTTCTTGACTAAAGAATATTTCGTGAGCCGATTTCACCTTTTTTTGTTCTTTAACTATTTTAAGAGCTCTAACCAACCTAGTAATTCCCATACCAAATCCCCATCTATCTATCATAGGTAATTTAAGAAATTGTTCAAGTTCTTCAGATACTCTTTCTTTTCCAAATTTATCATATAATAGTCCAGAATACTCACCATCACTAATTGTGTGGAAATTTTCTCTCATGACATCTACATCACATTCCCTTTCAGCACAACCAAAAGTTTCTTGACCACATACTATAAAATCCACTTTTTTAGAAATCTTTTCACCTTGTTTATTATACCCACCTTGTTTCATATTGAAAAATGGACTTGTTCTTTCTGGAAAATATGTTATAGCAACAACATTACCATATTCTTCCCACATTTTAGTTTCGTGTTCTGATGTTAATTCATCTGTTTTGTAATGTTCACATAATTCATCATAAGTAAAAATTGGTATATCTTCTACACTATCCACTAATTCCAAATAAACACAACATTCACTAATTGTTTTTATTAAATGTTCAAAATCCCCCTTGTGTTCTGCTTCAAACATTGGGAATGTTTTCATATGTCTTCCTTCTACTGGATTTGGTTCATCTCTATATGATGCCGTCATACAAAATAACCCATCTACATCTTTAGAAACCATTAATTCTTCTTCTAAATTCATTTGGTTAGTTTGTGGTAAAGGCCAAACATTATTATCAAAATTAAATGTCTTCACTGTTTTTGGATCTTCACATGCTGCTAGGATTGTTAACTTAGGTTGTGGGAATGTTTCAATAAATCCTTTTTGCATAAAAAAACCTCTTAATTTCGATATTGTATCGTTAAAATCCTGAGGTTCAATGTAATTCGTTCTGTAATTTACTTTCTTCATAAAAATTTTTTTTTAAGGGCATCTTATACCCTCAAAAGTCAAATTTAATACGTCAATTATTATATAGTAATTTTCAAAATTGGTTTTATTTAATTACCTCTCGTTGGTAAAGTCGGTGAATTTGTATTGAAATTACTTTCAACTGGTTTTCCAAAAAGAACTGTAAATATAGTATTTAACTGTGACTGTTGGACAGATGTTAAAGTAGTAATATTTGGTAAATCTGTAGTTTGTATTACATATATTTTATCACCATTTTCTCCTATACTTTCATATATTTTTGCAATTTGATTATCTTCAAAATCTTTTATATTATCTTTCATATTTGATAATTGAATTTGTTGCCAACCAAATAAAGCCGAAAACACACTAAAAATAATAACACAAAACCAAATTAAAAAACTCATCTTAATTTGAACAACATTGTCTTCTGATAGAACAGTCATAATTATTTAATTAATTTTTATATTATACCATTGAAATGATATTTGTAAATTTGGATCATTATTATAAAAATAAGTCACAAGTGTGGATTCTCCACCTATAATAGTAAAGTTAATATCAAAAACACTTATCCAATTATAACCACCATAATATAAAACAGAAATATCATCTATTTGAATATTTCGATAAGCACCATTTTGAACTGTATTAGATGCAACCCATATTTTATATAAATACCCATTTTTAGTATTTTCTACTGTTTTTGTTATTATAAAAGATGGACTATGTACATTGTGAATATCATAACCATATTCATAATTATTACCAACTCTATCAACTTGTAACCAATCAAATGGTATGTTTATTGCAAAATTATCATCCGATTGAGAAAACATTAAAAATGAAGAAAATAGAATAACTAAAAATAAAAATATTTTTTTCATATTAAAAGTGTTTTCTTTTATATATTAAAAATAATATATCAATAATTTCAAACAACCCACCTTTTTTAATATATACATTAGAGACATTTTGGGTTTCGATGGTTTTGAGTAGGATTGACCTGCTTTTGAATTGTGAAGAACAATAATAAGACTGACGACAACACAAACAAAAATAAAAAATGTATTATGAAAAAAGGATTAACAGAAATCGTTACGATCATTGACAAATCTGGTTCAATGTCGAGTTTACAATCAAGAACAATCGAGGGATACAACGAATTCCTCAACGAACAAAAACAATTAGACGGAGATGCAAATTTTTCTCTTGTTCTATTTAGTTCCCCAGGTAAAGAAGAAATAGTTTTTGATAGTGTAGATATACAAGAAATATCTGAACTTACAACTGAAAATTACAGACCTGGTGGTGCAACAGCTCTTTACGATTGTATTGGTAAAACAATTAAAGCTTTAAAGAAAAGAATTAAAAACCTAGATAAAGATGAAAGACCTGAAAAGGTTCTTTTTGTAATTATCACTGATGGTGAAGAAAATTCAAGTCGTACTTTTGGTAAAGACGAAGTTTTCAAAATGATTAATAAAAGAGAAGAAAAAAATGACTGGTCATTTATCTATTTAGGGGCAAATCAAGATGCTTTCGGCGAAGGTAGTAAAATGGGTGTGAAAAGAGGTAAAACTTTGGATTACGCAGCAACTGATGCTGGTATGAACTTTGCATACGCAAATATTAGTAACTACACTTCTTCGTTTAGAAAATCTAGATCAGTGAAAGCTTCAAAAGATATAAATTTTGAAAACGCAGAAAAGGATTCAAAAATTGGAAATACCGATTAATATAAACAATTTCAATGATGGTAAAATATTAACAATAAATGTTAATATCAATAAAATAAGTGCCATCTTTTTATTAGACACAGGGGCATCGACTAGTGTTATCGATTTGAGAAAAATTGATAAATTCACTTCAGTTAAGCCCCTGAAGTCTTTAGATACATCAAGTATAAATAAAGAAATAGATACTTATCAGGTTAAAATTAATGAATTTAGTATAGGGGAATCTATATTAACAAATAAAGAATTTAATGTTATAGATTTGATCAATTTAAATAATACACTATCAACTAATCACTTAAATGTTATTGATGGTATATTGGGGAATGACGTAATTTTTGAATTGGTTTCTAAAATTGATATTGAAAATAAAACGTTACTGACTAAAGATTGAATCATAAAATTCAACACTTGATTTGTATAATTTTTCTATATGCCCATCATTTCTTAATTTCTTAAAAGTTAAATTTTCAATTGAATATTCACCTACACCTTCTAATCCTTCTTTTCTAAACTTTTTCAATTTCTTTTTAAGTTTTTCAGATCTTTCAAAACGTTCTCTTTTATCTTCTTCAGATAAATTTTCATCGTCTTCAGATTTAGCAATTTCATCTATTTCAAATACCCATCTTTTATATTTTAGATTAATGTCATCATCATCCACATCTGGATCACTATATGATGGTTTTTTAATCCATTCATCATTTTGTAACGAATATATACCTGATGATATATGTTCTTCATTTTTATCTTGAACATATAATTCAACATCAGCTCCTCTAATATTAATGTCGTGTTTTAAATTCCAAATAAAAGACTTTGATTGTATCATACTAACCAAAATATCTTTATCACCATCATATTCATCAAAATCCACCAATATATGAACATCTAAATCTGAATCTGGATGATAATTATAATTAGATATTGAACCTGTTAAATGTATATCATCTATATCTAAATCAAATTTATCAAGAGTATCATAGAAATCATTAGCAATTTCTACCAATTTTTCTTTAACACCTTCATCAAATTCAAAATCTGTCCAAAATTTTTTATTTAATTCTTTATGGGTATACTTTTGTTCATTAACAAAATTAATATAAGACTTCATTTAAAAATATTATTTTAAAAAGCTTCTGCTCTTGCACCATTGTGAGTCAATCTAAATGTATCTAAATATGGGTGTTGTCCTCTAACTTGATTTTGTAATCTAACTGTCAAATGTGGTGGTCTAGGATTTTGTTCCCTATACATCCAACCATTTCTATCCGCATATCTTCTAAACGCATTCTGCAAATGATCTTTTGTATAATAAATCCTATCCATAAAAATACCATGATCTGTTGTCCAAACAAGTGCTCTTGCTTCCAATTTTCCAGCTCTTCTGTATACTGCCATTCTTATTTGTTGTGGATTATCGGTATACATGGCCATTTGTTGTTTACCAGCTCCTCTCATACAAGAATTTCCCAATGTGCCTCCACCTGCATATTTTTTTTGTTGATACCATTCATAAATATCTTTCCCATGAATCAATTCAATATCGATATTACCAGTCATCATATCATGTTCACCTTTATATTCATTAACAAACAATTCAACTTGTCTTGCATTAAATTTATCAGGCCATAATCTATTAATGATTCTACCTAATCTCATTTGTTGTCTTTGATCACTACCATAAGAATTAAGAACCATTTTACCAGTTTTTTCACTCTTAGTTCTTTCCATCCCAACAATTCTATTTCTTGGCAAATAAGATAATTGGTCATTTACGTCATCAACCATATTCAAAAATGATATATCACTTCCAAGTTTTCTATAACTAGCTATAAATGCATCGGCAATATCTTTACTATCCTTTCGTGCCTGTAGAGTCTTAAAAATTTTTTTAAGTTTTGTAGTGAATCTCACCTTAACATTACCTTCTTCACTTCTTACAAGTTTCTTCTTTGGTTTTATTACATTACCATCTTCATCAGTTTTGACTTCATCTTCTACAACTTCTTCTTCCTTTTTAGGATTTCTCATAGAAACTGAAGGTGGCTTTTGTCTCTTTCTAGGTTTTGGTCTTTCTGCTTTCTTTTCTGTTCCAGTTTCTTCATCATCGAAATCTGGAATATCATCGATAGCATCGTCCCATGTTTCCACATCCTCTTTTATATAGTTGCCAAACTTTTTCATTATCTTCATATCTACCACATTTTATTTTTATAAAAATACTTCATTTTTTAGTATATATAAAAAATAATAATTGAAAATTTTATCATAATTTTTTATTTATATATACTAAAAGATACTTATAAAAATAATAAACCACTATGAAAAAAACAATTAAAAAAATTTTTAAATTTTTAGCAAGTTGGAGTGAATTGGTTACAATACCATTGGCATTAATTTTATGGTACTTCAGTGATACTTTTTTAAGATGGTTAGACCCAACTTCAGCTACATATGATGCTGGTATATTTCAAATTATATTGTTTTCAATTATTCAGTTTTTCATATATTCTGGAGTAATATGGATATTTATGAAAATAACATTTCCAGAAGTATATAAATATTTAGATGATGCCTTAGGGGATAATCTAAAAGTAGAAAATAATCAAATGACACAATGGGAAAAATCAAAAGTTGTATTGTGGCTATTTTCCTTATTTTTTCTATTAATTGTTCTTTTAGCCAGAGTAATATAACAGAACATATAGTAAAATCAGGAGAAAGTCTTTCTAAAATTTCAATGAAGTATGATGTATCTATTGATGATATAAAAGAATTAAATGGATTAACATCTAATATGATATTTATCAATCAAATTATTAGTATACCTAATAAAGATGATTCTAATTTTAATATTGAAATTGGAGATTTAAACAATTTAGATGTATACAATAGAATATGTGTTAAAAATGTCTATTATAGTCAAATTGGTATAAGAGAATTAACAGGTAACAATGATGGTTTCGATGTCGAAAAATATCTAAAATCTGCAGGATTAGGTAAAGGTTATGCTTGGTGTGCAGCTTATATAAATTGGTCACTTTTAGAATGTGATATAAAATTAAACTTAAAATACCCAGCGTGGGTGCCATCTTATTTCCCTGAAAATAAACTCATTATGGTTAGAGGACAATTTCAATTAAGAAAACCGATGTTTGGTGATCTTATTGGTATATGGTTTCCTAAAAAAGAACGATTAGCTCATATTGGTTTTTATGATGGCGAAAATGACAAATATTATTTCACTGTCGAAGGTAACACAAATGAACAAGGTTCAAGAGAAGGAGATGGTGTATATAGAAAAAGAAGAATAAAAAGACAAGTTCATTCTATTAGTTCATGGATTAATAAATAAAAAACGAATTTTAAAATTATATATATACAAACATATTAGTTAATTTAATTACTTAAAAATCCTTAAAATCCTACAAATTAAAAAAAAGAATTTTTATTCAAAGTTAATGAGTGACGACATCAAAGAAAAAGTTATTGAATTGTTCGATAATTATTTCGCATCTATTGAAAACGAATACAATATAAGCGATGAAAAAATTCAGTACCTTAAAGAAAAAGTAAAACAAGATGTTAAAGTTATGTCCTTTGGTTATCCCAAAGACAAATAATTTTCATACCCTATATAAAATTTGTAGAATATTTTCTTATTCTATTATTTTTTTCATATATTTATACTATGAAAAACAAATCAACATATAATATATTTTTAGATGATGTTCGTGAACCCGATTGGGTGACACTATATAAAAACGATCCTACATACAATAAATTGAAATGGATTGTAGTTAGATCACACGATGAATTCATAAATTACGTATCTGAAAATGGTATGCCAAAACTTGCTAGTTTCGATCACGATTTAGCTGATGAACATTATCAAGTAACAGTTGCCGCCATAAGAAATGGGTTTGATATTAGTAAAGACTTTGAAGAAAAAACAGGATATGATTCAGTAAAATGGTTATGTGACTATGCTTTAGATAAAAATATATCATTGCCTGAAATGAGATTTCACACAGCTAATTACATTGGGTTTAAGAATATGTCTACATATTATAAAAACTTCATCAAACACTACCCTGAATTAAAATAAACAAAAGAGAAAAAGAAAAATATAATGTTTATATGATAAAAACAAATAAGAATTTTTTCAGAGTCAATGAAAAAATCAAATCACCAAAAGTTAGAATAACTGGTAAAGATATCGAAAGTCAAATTGTTGACATATCAGAAGCTTTGAAAATTGCCACTGATATGAAATTAGACCTCGTGGAAATTGTACCAAATGCAAATCCACCTGTTTGTAAAATAATTGAATTTCAAAAATTCATTTATGAAAAGAAACAAAAGGAAAGAGAAAATAAGAAAAGTCAAAAGAAAACTAAAGTAAAAGAAATTCGTTTTACTTATAATACGGGTGATCATGATTTTAATTTCAAATTGAAACACGCTATTAATTTTTTAGAAAAAGGCGATAAAGTGAAAACTACTGTGTGGTTTCATGGAAGAGAAATACAATTTGCAGATCAAGGTGAATTACTTATTCTTCGTTTTGTAGACGCATTAAAAGAATATGGTAAGATAGAATCTATGCCAAAATTAGAAAATAAAAGAATGTCGGTTACGATTAACCCTAAAAAATAAATTGAATATGGAAATAAAAGATATAAAAATTTGCCCAGTATGTGATAGTGATAAAATTAAAACTAAAACTAAAACAACTGCGATATGTGATGATTGTGGTTCTAAAATTGGAGTCCTTGCCGAAAAAATGTGGTATGAATATTCAGTTAAAGAAGATGAATAAATAAAAAAGAAAAATGAAAGAATATAATTGTAAATTAAAAACAAAATTTTGGTGGATCATACCTTATATAATTGGTATTGGTAGTAACACCATGAACGGCAATAAAGTTAAGCAATATTCCATATTTATAACACCATTTATTGAAATAAGTTTCAATTGGTTAGGAACTAGATATGGTTGTGAAAAAAATAATTAATGGGACTGCTCATTTTTTATATATAAATATAAAAAATGATTATGGATAATAAATGTTTTATTTACGTTTTAAAAAACCCAATCAATAACAAGATAAGGTATGTCGGGAAATCTAGAAATTTAAAACAAAGATTTAAAAATCATATAAATAAATGTAGGGATAAAAACACCCACAAAAGAAATTGGATTAACAAATTGATAAAAGATGGATTGAAACCAATTATGGAAATGATAGAAGAAACTAACAACGATAATTGGAAAGAAAGAGAAAAATACTGGATTAAATATTACACAGATAAAGGTTGTAAATTAGTTAATCATACCGAAGGAGGATATGGTTTAACATTTGGTAATCAAACTTCATTTAAAAAAGGGGATGGTAATAAAAAAGTTATATCATTAAAAACAAATGGTAATATATTTAAAATTTTTCCATCTATCAAAGATGCTAACTTGTATTTTGATTTAAATGGTGGTAATCTTGGAGGAACTCTTAATAAATCCAGAAAAACTTGTAAAGGTTATATATGGTTATATTATGAAGAATATACTAATATGTCAAGTGATGAATTATTAGAACATATAAAATGGGCTAATGATAAAATCAAAAAACCCAATAAAACTTCTTTTAGTAAAGGACATGATATAAATTCTAAAAAAGTTTATCAATATACAAAAAGTTTTAAATTAATTAAAGAATGGAAAAGCTGTTCTGAAGCAAGTAGAAAATTGAGTTTAAATAATATTGCAATTGGAAATTGTGCTAGACAAACCACAAAGTCATCTGGTGGTTTTTATTGGAGTTATAAAAAAATAAAATAATCAAAAGAATATGAGAGTAATAGTCGTAAACGGAGGCGCAGGTGTTGGAAAAGATCGATTTGTAAAAATATTTAAAGATATAAGTGGATTAAGAGTTAAAAATTATTCATCTGTAGATAGAGTAAAAAACGTTGCCGAGCTTTGTTTCGGTTGGAATGGTAAAAAAGATGAAAAATCAAGAAAATTTCTATCTGATGTTAAAAGATCTTGGTCAGAATTTAACGATGGACCAACTAATGATATTTTAAATAGAATAGATATTGATACTAAATATTGTATAGAAAAAGGTAAAAATATCAAAAACAATGTTTATTTTGTACATATAAGAGAACCAGAAGAAATTGCAAAAATCCAAAAAATATATGGTGATAATTGTATCACATTAATTGTAAATAAAGATGTCGAAATACACCCAGATAATTTTTCTGATAAAAATGTTAACAATTTTGAATATCAATATACTATTGATAATAACAATGGATTAGAAGAACTCAATGAAAAGGTTCAACAATTTATAAACGATATCAAATAATTTTTTTATTAATCAAATTTTAATTATATTTAAAATAAAAAAATATGAATTATTATAATTTTAGTGGAGGTGCAAGAGGTGCCGATATGGGATGGGAAATAATTGGAAAAAAATATAATGTTCAAACCGTAGCTTTTTCATTTGATAAACATAGAAGTTTATCCCCCAATAGAGAAATATTAACAGATGAAGAATTACATGAAGGGTGGGAAATGGTTCTTATTTCTGCTGCCAAAATGGGTAAATATGTAGAAAAATCATCACAATATGTAAGAAGATTATTATCGAGAAATTGGTTTCAGGTTAAAAACGCTGATGCTATATTTGCTATTGGTAATATATTAAAACCTGGTGAAAAAGGTAAAAAATATGTAAATAAATCTGATATTGATGTAGTTGATGGTGGAACTGGTTATGCTGTTATGATGGGAATTGAATCAGATAAACCTGTTTATGTATTTGATCAAGATAAAAACAATTGGTTTAAATGGGACAATGAATTTATTGAAATAGAAGAACCTACATTATCTAAAAATTTCGCAGGTGTTGGAACAAGGGAATTAAATCAAAATGGTATAAACGCAATAAAATCAATTTACAAGAAAACTTTCAACGATGATTAATATATTAAGAGAATTACCAAAAAAGATAAGACATAAACCCACAATAACTACTAATAATCATGATGAAAGATATGCTATCATTGATTATATAATGTATCATGTTTTAAACAATGATATAACCGAAAAAGATTTAATAATGGTTTGGTATAAATCAAAAACTAAAAACAATGATAGATCTTCTGTTAAAAATATCATCTTTAAAGATACTAAGATGCATAAAATGAAGATAATAAATCATACCGAACTATATTGTGATTGTGATAAATTCAATTCTGATAATGATTGTCGTCACATAGAAAAATTGAAGAAATTCTTTGAGATGGAAAAAAGTTAAATTATTTCTTGAAAGTCAATATCTGTGTTAAACTCATTAAATCTAACAAATTTACTTGTAGAATTTATTATTCTTTGAAATTTTTCAGTTTTAACTGTTTCGAGTAAAGATGGACCAATTGGTATCCCTGAAGTTGTTTTATATGGTATTTCTTGTTTTTCATCCAAATCTATACTATTGATTTTCACTTTATATTTAGTGATATATTCACCGTTATTACTATATGCTTTCACAATCTGTCTTCCATTGCCTACTAAATTTTCATTAAATAGAAAAAATCTTATACCTTTTTGAATAAAAGATTTGGGTAAATTTTCTGTAAATAATGTGAATACACCATCAAATGGATTTGATTTTTCGAATTGAGGATTTAATTTATCTAATATATCTTTAACATCACCACCTTCCACACCCATATAAATAGATTTAAATTTAGCATTTGGTGTGACAATATTTGTAATATCATTTATATCATAACCTTTATGTGGTAAAAATTCCATAACTTATATATAAAAATATTAAAACAAAAAAGGTGGTTAAAACCACCCTTTCTCACTTTTTTCCTGTAGTTCCAAAACCACCCCTATTATTGGAATTTAATTCATCAACATAAATAATTTTAATTCCATTTGAAAATAACCATTTAAGTTTTACTAAAAATGGTGCAAACATTGTTGGTTTAATTTCAAATTGACAAATTCTATCACCCTCATTGATAATAGTATCATCCATTGACAATGCTGCAAATTTCCATTTATCATCATTACCAGAATACCCAGATTCAGTTTTTGTTAGTCCATCGACTACACCATAATGGTTTGTTTGTATAAGTTTGAAATTTTTATAAGTACCTGATCTTGGTACAATATTTCCTTGAAAATATTTTGGTAATTTCATAGAAACACCTAAATCTATTAATTTAAATTCAAATTTTTTAAGCGACACTGTTTCAGATGATCTTAAATCAATCCAATTACCGAATGAAACCAATTCGCAATTTTTGTTGTGTAATTTAACATAAATTTTACTCTTCATTTTCTCTTTCTAATTTTATTTTTAAAAATTGTTTTTCTGGATAAAATCCAATATCCACTAAGGAATATTTATCATTATTTGTTATATAAACTAAACCTGGTTGATCCATAGTATTTTTTCTAAAAAGATATATATCTTTAGTATCGTAAAAAATCGGTGTAATTGTTCCAGATATATCAGATAATCCATGTTCGTTATAAATTTCCTCAGAAATTATCATATATTGAGCAGGACCAATTCTACCATTAACTGCAATTGCACTACTACCAGTAAATATTTTTGACATTAACTTTCTACTAGTATTTTCTGGAAAATCTGAAAATTTAAATTTAAATTTTTCATATAATTCAGCATTATTACCATTAAAATTCCTTTCAGATAATTCTATGATTTTTTCTATAGCTTTTTCTTTTACATCATCTTCCGAAATAAAATCTTCACTCAATTCAACATTTTTACTAAAAACTTCAGGTACTATTACTTGACCCATAGTTTCGTTTTCTCTTGTTAAAGGGTTATCTAAATCTACAATAGTTTCTTCTTGTGGTTCATTATAACGAAAATCCACATACATAATACTACAAACTGGTGTAGGTATTTCTCTCTTACAAATAAATTCTAAATTTTCATTTGTTTCTTCAAATTCTTCATCATCCCATTCATCAAATGGAAAATTGTCTTCATCTTTCATATTTTATTTTATTTTATTTTTAAAAAACTTTCATTATAAGAATCAACCACACTATCTACACAATATTTCAAAGAATATTTACTATCCTTATCTATCATTTTTATATAACATAATTCGACTAAAGATGTATACGATTCTAATCCAGATTTAACATACAATACCTGTGAATCGTATAAAATTCTTGCAAAAGGTGTTCCTTTGTTTTGATGCCACAAAATTTGTCCATCTTTTTCCACTGATAATACCAATGATATCGGATCAATTGGATTTAATGCTATTACTTTATCATTATCATCGTAAATTTTTTCATATGCAACATACCCATCAACAAGTATATGTTTTATTACTTCTTTATAATCTACAAATTTATTAGGTTTAATTTTTTTAAGAACTTTGTATAACACTTGGTTTGTTAATTCAAAAATATCTTTTGATATAAAATGTTGTCTTCTTAAAATTTTTCTTTTTTCATTATATGATTTATCCATATAAGGAATTTCTTTTACTTTTTCATTATCCATAGTTGTAATTTATTTTATAATTAGGTGATTTCATTGGTTTTACACTTACCAATTCTAATCCAATTGATTGAGCACAAATTTTCATTTCAATTGGTAAAAGAAAAGGTGTATGAGTTCTTCCGTTCCAATACACCCTTTTCAATTCATCAATTATTGAAACATATGAATCAATATTGTTCATTATCCATCAGTAGGATTTTCTGGTTGAATTACACTACCATTTACCACACTATCATCAACTGATAAGCTTCCACCCCATAATTGGAAATCTTCACTTAAACGTTGAACCCATACAGTATAAGCATTAAATAGTTTAATTCTTTCACCAATTTTAGTTAAAAGTGTTAGGAATGCATAATGTTGTTTATTTATACCTTTCACTTTATACTTAGAAATTAAGTGGTAAAGAATGATTATGTTATTAACATTAATGATAGTTGGAATTTCTTCTACATCTTTCGGCATAGATTTTTGAATTTCTTCTGCTCCATCTAAATATTCTTTCCTAACTTCTTCCATTTGAAAAATTTCATTCTGATCATATTCTAATTTATGTTTTAGAACATCTATCATGAATTTCCATTCATCTTGAGTTAATTCAAAATTGAAATCCATTTTATTCAAATTCTTTTGATATTCGTTAAAAAGATGTTCAGCAATGATATAGATTTTATCTTTATCAGCTTCTGACATACTTTTAACATAATCTGAATTCACCTCATATTTTTTCAAAATTGCAAGTAACTTAGCATATCCATTATCCATCAATTCTACATATTCTGGACTTAGAAATGTTTCTGCCGTTGATTTAACAACATTATCAGCTTCCTTTTTTTCTACTAATTCCTTAGTTTCTTTAGGTTTAGAAGAATGTTTAACAAAATCGAATGCAGTTTCGATATCGAATTCTTTATCAGAATCAAAATCAAAATCAAAAACATCATCAGATGTTGTAATTTCATAATCTGTATTATCAATATCAAATTCGCCTTGTGAATCCTCAATTACCAATTCTTTCATTTCTTCTGCAGAAATTCCATCTTTATTCATAATTAATTATTATTTTTTACTTTTTTAGTGAATAAAAATATTCTTCATTCATATTACCACAATAGACACCTTCTAATGAAATTCTTACTTCCACATGTCGTTCACGATTTATCAATTTTTTGATTTCAGTAATTTTATAGGTAGAACCTTCATTCCAGCTACCAATACTTTTCTTACACATCACAAACTCATCTAGTCGGTAATTGTTATATTCATTCAATATTTCTATACTCATAGTTTTTTATTTATTTTCTTTATCTTTTCTTTGTTGTTCATACTCTTCTTCTAATTTAAGAGCATCTGATACTGTTTCCCAAGTGTGTTTATCAACAAATCCACTATTCACATTAATCTTTGGATTAATGACTTTAATTGTTCCTTTTTCATAATTAAAATCAATTCTATCATATTCCTTTTCAATTAATATCTTTTTTGTTTCATCATCAAAATTATCATAATATTCATCATTCACCACTACCATAATATCTGAATTTAATGCTGTGTCACAAGCATACATATCAGGAATTTTAGTAAATTTGATTAATTGTTTCTGTTTAACATTTGCAACATACTTAAATGTTATATCAAGTGGTAGATTAAAATCTTTTTCTACATCCTTTATAAATTCTACAATATCTCCTTCTAATTCCAAAAAATCTTCTTTTGCCATTTTATTTAATTTTATTTATTTATACTATATACAATATCTTATACGAAAAGTTTTTTAAATAATACGAGATTTAATAATAATGATAAAATTAACATAACACCAAATGGAATCATATACCACACATCCCAAAAACCAATGGATAATCCTAAAAAAGAAAATATAGAAAATATCCTATTACCATTTATCACTTTAACCACATTAAACAACCTATAAGATAATATTACAATTACCAAATTCACATCAACTCTATCTACATTAAATATTCCAACATATTCAACAAGATTCTTTTGCATGAAATATCTATCCAATCTAGTAATTGTTCTTTTAACTTCTTCGTCAAGATTTTTGTAAATGTCTAATTCGGAATTTTTATATTCCTTTAAAACAGTATACTTATTTTCAGGTAATGATACTCTTGTTCCTAAACGATAGATCTTATCTACTTTAATATCAAAATCTTTTTCTAATTCTTCTCTATTAAGATCAATTAACTTCCTATATCTAATATAGTTCAATATGGACTTAAACATAAAAAATACTTTTTTTAATATATATCAAGAATTAGAAATTTGTTTAATAAATTGACTAATTTATTGTAATGAATCTGGAACAAATGTTTTTAATCTATTTGGTGAATTTATAGTTTTAGATAAATCTGTATTTCCATCAATTGATAATAATACTTGTTTTAATGATTTTATTTCTGTTATTAATTCATTAAATTTTTCTTCTCTTTGTTTTTGTTCTTCTTTATCTGTTTTAGTAATAATTTGTGTAGTCGTAGACTTGATATTTTCATATCCACCTTCACCCATTTGACCAAGTGATATTATATCCTTTAAAACATCTTTTCTATCATCAATAACATCTATAAATTCGTTTAATTTTGATTCATCAACCAATGACAACACCAACATACTCCCTGAAAACTTAGATAAATTGTCCAATACATCTGTATTAACATCTTTTAAAGCTTCTGCAACGTACTTGATTGAATCAGCCAACACTTTAAAATTATCCGAAGCATCACTTATTTCTGATAATTTTTCAAATGATTTAACTATATCATTTGTATTAGATAATAATTCAGGAGATATAGATAGAATAGTGTCTACCACCAATTTCATTGATGATAACCAATCACCATCAATTGTGTTCCATTTATTATTTTCACCAAGTGTTTCATTAATATCATTTATAGTAGAAAATAAATTAACTAAACTTGTTCTATCAAATGTATCATAAGTCGCCATATCAATAAAATCTAAAGATTTTACTAAATTTTTAACTATTGGAAATATATCTTTAGACCAAGCAATTGGTAAACTATTCCATTTTGATATCTTTAATTCTTCATTTACTAATCTTACACTTTCAAACATACTAACTAAACCTATTCTATCATCTGCATCGTATGTTGCCGCGTCAATATAATCTAAAGATTTTACAAGATTCTGAACTATTGGGAATAAATTTTTAGACCAGTCACTTGGTAAATCATTCCATGATACATTTAATTTTTCATTTACTAATGACATACTATTAAACATACTAACTAAACCTATTCTATCATCTGCTTCGTATGTCGCATCATCTATGTAATTCAATGTTTTTACAAGATTTTCAACAACTAAATATAACCCTTCAGCCCATTTATTTATATCGTCATTAGGTTTTCCCCAATCTTGATTCATATAAATAGCAACTCGTTTTAATCCAGATATAATCAAAATTGCTTCTTCTCCAAATTCATCATTATCAACACCAATATCATCTAATGTGTTCATTATATTTGAAAAAGCACCCAATGCCATACTAACACCAGTTGCCCATTCTTCCGATGGGTATCCACCAGATTTATTGACTTTATCCCAAATTGGGTCATTCATTTTTTTAGCAATAGCTACCATACTTCCTGCTAAATCTTCTAAAGGACTACCTGAACCACCACCTATTTTACTCAATAAACCACTAATTGCTTTTCCTACCCCAGCACCAACTTCCATCGCTGAAAAAGCTATTAACGACGCACCGACGCCAGCTGCCCATTTAACATCTGGATACTTAGCATTTGCCCAACCTTCCCAATTTAATTCTTCTGCAACAGATTTCATTGATTTTGCAACAGATAATAATGGATTTTCACCTTGACTTGTTCCAAATAACCAATCCCCAAATTTATCCAACAAACCAGGTGAATTATTAGCAATCGCCTTTGTAAAACTCATAAGTGATAAACCAACCGATTCACTCCACTTCATAGGTGGAAATGATCCCCAATTACCTTCTGATAATTTTTTATCAACATCAACCATTGTTTGAGCAATATCATTAACAGCGGATAATCCAGCGGACACACCAAATCCAAATGTAGCAAGTGCAAATGCACCTAAAACCACAGTAGCAGTACCAAAAACCAATAACGCTTGACCCACACCTTTTGACCAATCAAGTTTTGGAAATTTATTCCAACCTCTAGGGGATAATAATTTATCTACTTCCACCATCAATGCAGCTATCCCAATAACCGCAATTAAACCTAATGCTAACGCACCAGCACCTAATCCACTAATCGCAATAAAACCTAAAGCCGCAGTAGCCGCACCAAATATCAACATACTTAACCCAACACCCAACGACCAATCAGTAGATGGATATTTACTATAATCTCCCTTACTTATTATCCAATCAGCTAACCATATAGTAGGAACAAGTAATGCCATAGCTATCATACCTTGTATCAAAGCATTCTTAGATAATAATCCAAGTAAAACTGCTGAACCACCAAATACCACCATAGATAACCCAACTTTTAAACTCCATTGATAATCTGGTACATTACCACTATAATCACCTTTTGATAATACCATAGATGATAATGCCACAATACCAGATAAAGTAAGTATCGAAAATCCTCCCTTTATAATGTCTTTTGTACTTACTTTGAACTTATTAATTAATAAAATAGTAGGCATCATAACCAACACAGATATCCCAACAGCCAAAGATGCTTTTAAAACATCCAATAAATCTATATTTCCATTTACTAATTGCAATACCCATGATGATGCAACTATACCCAAAGCTATCGCTGGTAATATTATTGGTAATAACAAAAATTGTGATGTATGTTTACCTTCCATTTTGGATTCTTTTAAAGCCTTAGACATAAAAAACAACGAAGCACCCATAGCTATCGATACTACTAATATCGAAACACTTTGCATTAATCCAATTACTGGCATCTTTGATAATATCATCCCAGAACCCAACAAACCAAGAGCTATAGCTGGTAAAATAATTGGTAATAATAAAAATTGTGAAGTGTGTTTACCCTTCATTTTAGATTCTTTCAACGCCTTAGTCATAAAAAACAATGACGCACCCATAGCAATTGATACAACCAATATAGAAATACCTTCCATTAATCCAATTGTTGGCATCTTTGACATTATCATCCCAGAACCCAATAACCCCAATGCCATTATGGGTAAAATAGCAGAAGTCATCATAATATCTCCAGATTTTAACTTATTGTCTTTCATTGACTTAGTTATCATAACGAAAGAATATGACATTGCTACCATACCAGCAGATAAAGCTATTACAGATAAAAAATCTACTTTGCCTATCAACTTAAATGCTAACCCCATAGCTAACACCCCACCAGCTATCATACCAATAACAGATATACCATCTACAATTTTTTTCTTATTATCTGAATTAGATATTTTACCAAAAACCCCAGTTTCCTTACTTTTTTTGATTTCATCAATAGATTTTTTAATATCACCTGTTGATGATATTAAACTTTTCATATCTTTCTTAATTGATGTTAAATCTTCAGATATTTGAATAATTTTATCAGGCATACTATCCATAGCCTTATCTATAGTATCAGTATTGTTTTTATCTATATCCGATTTAAGGATTTTTACGACATCACCTAATGCTTCGGTAAAAGCATCTAATTTTTCTACAAATTCTCTATCTACTGCCATTGAAAATTATCCGTTTTTATTTATATAGTAAGATAGATAAATTCTGATCTTATTTTTAAATATTACTTAGTTTCAGATTCCTTTTTCTTTAGGAATTCTTCTTCTTTCTTTTGTAATTCCTTTTTTCTATTGTTGATTTCTATCTGTTTTTTCTTCAGGTCAATAGTTGTATCATTAACATCTTTATCTAATTTTTGAATTTCTTCTTTAGATTTATCTTCTTGTTCATTTAGGAATTCTTTAAATCTTAAAACCATTTTATTTAATTGTTTTTTTTAAATATTAACTTTCATTTTTCCTATATCATATGCTACAGTTTTATCAAAAATATGATATACATGAGATATGTTGAAATTATTATTATATCCTGTATCGTCAGTAGCATCTATCAATTTTTCTAAAGCAGGATACATTCTTTCAGATAATCCTTTATATGTTCTATCTCTATTACTTGCACCATCTGGGAAATAAACCTTTTTATTTTGATCAACTGCTTTAGTTATTTGAGTTACTGTTTCTATTTTTCCATTCAATCTATAGATTTTATTAACCACTATGTCTTCATCTTCTTTTTCTATATGTGTAAAGTAATAGAATCTATATTTATCTTCATCCATTTTTCTTTCTACTAAAACAGCTTGTACATCTTTAAATGGTGCAGATTTTGCTTTTGAATTAAGTATAGCATCGTAAACTAATTTTTTATGTTCAGCACCCTTTAAATCATCATCTATTTTTTTACCTATTCCTTCAGCATTTTTACGAGTATCTTTATTTTCACCTTTAGATGCTAAATCATATGGATTTAAATTTTCTACATTTAAGAAACATTTAAATTCAGCCAAAGTTTTACTAACCATACGATGCCAAACTCTATCTAATCCTGTTGTAGTATTGTTTCCAGATATTCCACCACCTTTCTGCGCAAACATTTTTGTAGAATCTGTACTATCAGTATGTTGTATTGCTGATAATATAGAATATTGTATAGCGATAATAGCATCAATATTAACATTAGATGTTGCGTCTTTTTTTAAGTCTTTACCTTCAATACGTTTTATTTTTCCACCTTCACCTTCTATGCACACATGATTACTAAAATATTCACATAGTTGATTTGGTTTTTCACCTTCAAATACAGACCAATCTAATTTGGTAGCATCTCCTAATATTTCAACTGGGGCGAATCTTCCAGATGTCCTTGTCATTTTTTTTACTTTAGATCCAGTTTGTTTACTATGTCTTAAACTTGGTATATCATTACGTTCATTTAACACATCACCATAAAAATGATAACTTTCATTTACTTCTATAGATTCTAAAAAATCTATCAAATTATTTGTAGGACTATCTTCAGGTGTTCTTTCTAATTTATTTAATAATAACTCTCTATTTCTTTTGAAAACTGGACAATCGTTATAACCTTTCAAAGATTCAATACCATTTTTAACTTCCTGTACTATACCTTCATTTACTTCATTTTTACTTATAAAATCATATACTTTTGATAATATTTTATTAGCCTTAACTATATCCAAATTAGTTATCGGTGTCATATTGTCAACACCTATCCACGATCCCCCACTTCTCCCAATATTATAAGTTGGTTGATAAATAGTTTTATCTTTACCATCTTTTTTTAAAATTTTCTTTTCAACTAAAAAAATTAATCCCGCATTTGGAGAAATCACCTGTGGACCATTAGGGTTTTGTTTATTTTTAACTTTCGCATTTGGATTGACTTTATAATGAAACCAAACAGCATTTGAATTTTGCCCTTGACCATCTCCTTGACCATCTCCTTGGTAATTTCCTTGTCCTTGACCATCTCCACCACCTTGTTCTTCTGAACAATCTTTAATTTTTGGTTCTAACTTTTCCCATGTTCTTAATACACCCATAGCCAATTCATTTCTAAATCTTTTATTATGTAGATATAATTTAGCATAATTTTTACCCTTATTTAAAAACTTAAATAATGTGTTTACTCCTCTTCCCAATAAACTTGTAGAAAAATTAGTTGCATTTGAAGCGTAATCTCTTGGTAATGCTTCTTCCAATAGAATATCTATTTCTTTGTATTCTTTGAATTCGTTAAATGTTGTAATGTTTTTTAAATCCATTTTAGATAGTATATTTTTTATTATATATTAAAAATTATAATTCAAAATATAGGAAATGAATTTAAATCAATTTTTGAACTGGTGTACTTGGTCTATCCATTAATAGTTCTTCACCTTCACCAGGAATATACGTATATGAAGCGTTTAATTTATTGTCATTCCAATTAACAATCTTATATAATTTATATAAATCATTATAACTCATACTATCATCATATTCTACTCCTAATTTAGAAAGTCTTTCTATTAATACTGTTTTCTTTAATTTAGACATATTTTTTGATTAATATTTTTTAATATATATAAAAAAGATTGGAATCAAAAATATGGATAAATACAACACAAATGAATTTATTGAAAAGTCTATTAAAATACATGGTAATAAATATGATTATAGTTTAGTCGTTTATAATGGAACACGAAATAAAATTAAAATTATTTGTCCTGAACATGGTATTTTTGAACAAATTACAAATAATCACCTAAATGGTAGAGGTTGTCCTAAATGTGTAAATTGTGAAAAAATGAATAATGATATATTTATTAAAAAGTCTAAAAAAATTCATGGTGATAAATATGATTATTCCTTAATCGACTATAAAAATAGAGTTAATAAAATTAAAATAATATGTTCAGAACATGGGATTTTTGAACAAATCCCATATTCACATTTAAGAGGAAATGGATGTTTAGAATGTTCTAATCTTTCTAAACAAAAACTACAACTAAAAAAATTTATAGATAAATCTAATATCATTCATAATTATAAATATGATTATTCTTTAATCGATTATAAAAATAGTAGAACTCCAATTGAAATTATTTGTCCAATTCATGGAATATTTAAACAAATACCAAAAAGTCACACAAATTCAGGTTGTCCACGATGTAATGAATCCAAAGGTGAAAAGAAAATAAATAACTATTTATTAAATAATAAAATAAATTTTGAAACTCAAAAAACATTTAAAAAATGTAAATATAAATCTTTATTAAAATTTGACTTCTATTTACCAATTTTTAATTGTTGTATAGAATATGATGGAGAACAACATTTTAGAAAATATAGATTTGAAGAAAATAACGATAAATTAAACATACGAAAAAAACGAGATCAAATTAAAAATATATACTGCAAAAACAATTATATTAAATTATATAGAATTAAATATGATGAAAATATTATTGAAAAATTAAATATGTTAATTCTAAATGAAAAATCTTAAATATAGTAATATAAAATTAATTCTAGAATATTCTGAATTTAACCAATATCAAATGGATATAGGAGCACAAAACCCACTTGGTCCAGCATATGGATTCGCCACCGATCCAAATTTATCTATATATGGACAAGATTCAGCTAGCCCTTATGTTGATTATTATTCAAGAACTGGTGGTTCTATATCAAGATTAAAACAAATAGCTAATTCAGCTATGAATGATATTCAAACATCTATTGAATTATCAAAACAAGATAATTATTTAGACGATATTGAAAATTATTCAGACTATAAAATTTTAAGAATATTTAAAAATGATTCACTCCATTTAGATATATTTATATCATTTAATTTCAATGATGAAGAATTCTTTGGTGTATTTAAAAATTTCAATTTTTTCTCTGAAACTTTTTTACAATCTGAAATGTTTACAGATGGTAGATTTAATTATATGGATTATGAATATAGACTTAAATTAAGTGCTTATATGAAAAACATATTAGATAATTGGTTCAGACCGAAAAAAGAATTATATACCAACCTGAAACAAGATTGTCGTGTTAAAAATGATATGGGTACTGTTGTTAAATTAAAAGAAGGTAGTATAGTTGAAATCAAAGGGGTTGATATGGAAAAAGATGGAACACCATATATTATTATGAAACAAAATGATAAGAAGTATTATTTGAAAAATAATGACTACTACTTCTTTAATTACTGGTTCGAACCAATTTAAAATTAAACAATTAAAATGCATCAAATATATGAACATTCAAAAAATGATCCCATACCTGAAATAACAAGAAATGATAAATTAGGTATAATTTTATTGGGGGCACCTGGTATTGGTAAATCAACATTCGCTAAAAACTATATTTTAAATAAAAATCAAAATATTAAAATATTTTCAACTGATGATGTTTCATTAGTATTTACAAAAGATCCTAATAGATATAAAGAAGGTACATCAGAATTAAATGTTAGAAGATTGAAACTATTTATAGAATATGGAAAATCATTCATATATGATACAACAGGAACACAAAAAGATAATATTACCAATATTACAAATTTATCAAAAGAACATAATTATACTATTTTATTCATTCATCTAATGGGCACTAAAGATTTATCTTTAAAACAAAATAAAAAAAGAGAAAGAAATGTTGATATTGATTTTATAAATTTAGCATATGAAAACCAATTTAAAAATATGAAATATTTTTCGGAATTGAAACCTGATAGTTATTATATCGTTTATAATCTTGATGGGAAATATAAATTCATGAAATATGATGGTAAATTATATAAAAGAAAAGTTGATAAATATGTTCCACTAAAAGAAAATGGAATAATAAAATTTAATGAACAATTTGATTTTGATGATGATGACTTTGATTGGGATGAAGAAGAATTTAAAAAACCAAAGATTATTAAACCACCTTATGGGACTAAATTCAAAGTTGGAGAAAGAGTATTTCATAAAAAATATGGTAAAGGAACAATTTTAAATATCCGTAGTAGTTGGAATATATATGTAAATTTTGATAAAAATTTACCAGATAGTATAATGAATGATAGGGAAATGAATCACGCAACTGGATATGGTTGTCCATATGGACATGGGTGGTATGTACAAAAATTTGATTTATATAAAATAATTAATGAATCATTCGACTTTGATGATAATGATTGGTTTATACCATTTGATTGTGTTGATGATATAATTATAGAGAGTTTTGACTTTAATGATGAAGATTTTGACTTCGAAGAAGAACAACCAAATGAAATTAAAGTTGGTGATATTGTGAGATGTAAAAATAAAACATACCGTAGAACATTCAATGAAAATAATGATGGAATATATACAGAAGGAAAATTAACATCTACTTGGAAATATGATCATACAGTATCAATGATTGATAAAGATAAACAAGGTGTAAAAATAATGAAAATAATAAAATTTTATCCCTGGTATATATGTGATGATTGGTATGTCGTTTAAGATTTTAACTTATTCTTAACAAGAACTTATCACATTATTTTAACTTCATTTTCTTGGAAATATTTATATCTTATCACAAAAGTTTCTACATCATATGGTTCGATTTCTACAATATTATTTATAAATCTACCTATTCTCATTTCTTGAATACTTTGTTCTACTTCTTTGATATCGTTTTCTTTATCTTTATAATATTTTAAAAATTCGTTTTCCATCCCATCTATTTTATTCTTTTTAAGAATATGTAAATATTTAGATGTTGTCATTATCTTAACATATCCAGCATTTTTAGATATATCAACATAACAAATTTCACATTCTTCCTTAAAATCCATTAATAGATCAGATGCTTTAATTCTGTTATTCAATACAAATTTAAGAAAATTTTCGGATAAATGTAATTTGACTTTTCTTACTTTACCTTTTTTATTTATCATTTCACTTAGAAATTCAAACATTATTTATCAATATTTTTTATAAGTAGCATCATGGCTTAAAATGTCTTTAAAATCTACATAATATTTTCCATAATGATGTCTATATTTTTTGGTATAATGAGGTATTAAACATCCACTAAATCCATAAACATATATATAATCTTTATTGGGATAATATCTTTCAAAATCATCATATGTGACTTCATTCCAGTCGTGATGAGCACACCATAAAGGTTTTTTACTTTTAACATATTTACCAAATTTAGTTTGTCCCCATTTTCCATTAGATAACATATCTACAAATTTTTTCCAATCTTCTCTATAAACTCTAACACTTTGTCTTGACTCTTTTATATGTTTAAAAGGAAATTCATCATCATACACCCATTCATATGCTTTCTTATAAACAGGTATTAATTTATGCATTCCATACTTTTTAACATATGAACCTGCTCTCAAATCTATATTTTTATTACCACCATAAGTACTATTAAATCCTATACATTCATCATCTTCTAATGCATCAACTACTGCTCTATCTATTATAAATTTCACTAAAATAATAGGAGCATCTGAACCAGCAAAACCACTTGTGTTCATTTCTATTGTAAATGGAATATTTTCATAACTTAAATCAAAAGTTTTTAATTCTTTATATTTAATTTCTTTATTCGTAACTCTGGATGATAATATATCACGTTTACTATATTGACAGGTATACCCATAAACTCTATCAAATTCTTCTTCTTCGAAATCAAATTCGTCTTCGAAATCAAATTCGTCTTCGAAATCATCAAAATTAATTTCATTAATAAATTTATTAAACCTTTTCATAATAATTATTTTATTTCATTACTTCATTAAATGTATACAATGGAAATTCGGTTTGTCCATCTATATTTCTTGTAGTTTTTATATCTCTACCTTTAACACTTTTTCTAACTTTAAAATTTCCAATGAATTCTTTACCATCATATAATTTAACTGTTCTATTAACTGTACCTAAAGCACCTACAATAGCAACATGTTCATTTTTATTTATATTTTTCATGAAAGTCATCTTCATATCTTCTGGTTTCTTTTCATAATCAGAAGTGTATTCATTATCAAATGGCAATGCTAAATTAAAAATTGTATCGGTTGTTCTTGCATCTAATTTTACTATCCCACCTAATTCTTCTTGTCCTATTGTTTGTTTTTGCATAGTTTCTAACTTACCTGATTTAACCAAAGCATCTTGATTTCTTCTAATTTCATTAAAATCTGCAGACTTAATTAATCTTTCGGTCATTACCCTATCATTCATCTTATATCCCTTTGGTATTAATCTATAAAAGTCACCAGTGAACATCATTGATTTAATATTTTTAGCTTTAAACAATCTCCATTCTTTTGCAACATTTCTCTTTTTAGATACAGACCAACCTGTTAAATGCCAACCTCTAATTAACATATTACCAGTATTTCTATTAACACCAATAACCATTGGATATATAACTCTTTCTCTTCCACCTTTCCAATTATCTTTATCGCCATTATAATTAATCATTATAACTAAACCATTTTGAATAGCTTTAACCATTAATCCCTGATCAAATTTTACTCTTTGGTTTACAGGTAATCCTTGTATCAAAGACGCATCTAAATCTTGGGCTTCATTAATTACATTACCTCTACTGTTATATTTTCTTTTATTTAAAGGAATATTCTTTTCATTGACAGTATTTCTTATTGTATAGAATTCTCCCTTTACCTTTTCAGGTTTATGCTTATTAAAATTTAAATAATCTTCACTTCTTTTCATATTATATTATATATAAATTTTAGATTACCAGAATCATATATTCTATAAATTCCTCTATCTAACATTATTTGTTTTTCAGTTTTTTCTTTAGAATATCCTTCTTTCATTAATTTATCTTTTCTGTAGTTGAATCTATAATGTCTAATTCCATCAATTATATAATAATAATTAGGTTTTGTTTTGCCCTGATATTCAAACCCTAATTGTTCATATAAATTACCATTACTCCATGACATATCAGCATATGTTGTTATTTCTTTTGGTTGAAAATTCCTAACAAAATGTTTAAATAATTTATTTGCACCGCCAACTACATTTGTATTTAGTTTGGAACAAAATCTTAATAACTCATATTCTCCTTCTTCTGAACCCTTTTTACCCATTACAACCCTTCTTTTTCCGAATGTCATTAAACTAGTCAATTTATTATCATAATATAAACCTAATTTTACTTTACCACCAATAAATCCTTGAAGATGGTTTTTATTTAAAAATTCTCTAACTATTTTATTATCAGTTATTTCTCTGATTTCTGTTTTTCTGGCATATATCTTATTTACAGATTTACCTAATTTATTTAATATCACAGATTTAACAATATCTTGTTTATATAACCAATCATCTTCATAAATATGAATCAATTGAATTCCTTGTTCTTCACATAATTCAGTTTTATTTAAATGATAATTATTTTCTTTATTAATTTCATTGTGCCAATATAAACCATTAAATTCAAATGCAAGTTTTAAATCAGGAACATAAATGTCAAGTTCTTTACCTAAATGTCTATCATTTAATATAATATTAGTGTAATTGTCTTTAATAAAATCTTGTAATTGGATTTCTAAACCAGATATATTTTTATTAATAGGATTACATATTGTACATATTACAGTATTTAATTCCTTTCTATTGTAAAATAAATCATATGATATATTATAATTATGATTAATACATACACATTTCAATATCTTTGTATCGTAATCAAAATCTATTATTTCATTATATTTAGATTTTAATCTAAATAAAGAAGATTTTTTTAAGGATTTTATTTTTTTTATTTTAACAGTATCAATTTTTGACACATTATCTACACCATATTTATCAATTAATATATTTTTTAAATTACCTTTCAATAATTTACTTTCAGATGGATGATAAACACCATAATTATTATATAATGTATTTTTCTGTTTTTCTTGTATTTTTTTATTTCTTAATGGAATATCTACTCCATATTTATCTATCATTATTTTTTTTAATCGTTTATTCCAACATTTAGAACAATAATATTCATCATTATTTTTACTTTTTACAGAATTATAATTTTTTACAGAAATATTTTTTATATTATCACAATAATCACATTTAACCGTAATTTTAATATTACTCCCATTACTCAAATCATTTGGATTTACATTTTCGTATTCATTATCACATAAATATCCTTTAGATTTAAAATATTTTTTATTCCTATTCGTGATTTTAATCTTACATTTATTATCTATAATCATAACTACTTATATATAAATATATAATAATGAGTTTATAAATAATCACTAAGATATTTACCTTCTTCTAATTCTATTTTATCACAACCTTTTTGTTCTTCTAATTCATCTAAAAAATTATCCCAATTATTATTTAACAATTCCACAAAAGGACCATCACTACCTCTATCTTTATATCGTTGTAAATATTCTTCTTTTATTTCTCTTGATGGATAAACAAGTGTGAATGTTATATTGTTTTCTACAAGAACATCTCTAACAATTTTATGTGATGATACTAAAATTATATCAGCTTTTCCTATATTTTCTTTTATGTGTTTAATATAATTATTAGGAAAATTTGGATCTCTTTCCTTAGTGTTATTACCATTTTCATCTTTTATCCAACTAAATTTACTAGAATCAGAATCTAATACAATTTTACCTTCTTTTTCATTCTTTCTATAGAAATGTGACTTACCTATACCTGGAAATCCAGAAATAACTAATGTATCTTTGTCTATATTACTTTCGTTCATGAATTCTTTAAAATTTTTCATATATCTATATATTAAATTCTTTATTTGATTTATTCATATCCTTTTTAATAAGGTATTCTACATATTTAGATTTATTAATATCTTTATCTTCTAAATATTTATCTAATATCTTTACTAATTCAATATTTAATGATAATGATAAATTCTTTTTCTTATTTTTAATCTTAGGCCTTCCTATCATATTCTATCTAATTTATTCTTATATATTTATAAATCATGTTCTAAAATGGAAAAATATGATATATTTTATTTTATATATACTAATAAAAAGAAAACAAAATGAAAAAGAAAATAACAAAACAAAAAGTAACAATAACTCTGATTCCAGAACTCATAGAATTCTTGTCTGAAAATTTTGAAAATAAATCAAAATATGTAGAATATTTAATATATAAAGATATGAAAGATAATAATCTAATAGAAAAAGATATGTTTATATGAAAAAATTAACAACTAATTATTGTATAGAATATGATGGAATTCAACATTTTGAATCTATAGATTATTTTGGTGGTGATGATAATTTAAAGAATACTAAAATAAATGATAAAATTAAAAATAATTATTGTAAAAAACATAATATAAAATTATTTAGAATTAAATACAACGAAAAAATAAATGAAAAGTTAAATTTCATTTTTAACAATTTCCATAATGAATAGAGAATCAGTTATATCGTCCCACGGCTTAGGGATATTTTTCATATTTAATAAAATTTCCTGATTTTCTTTTAAAAATTCTATTAATTTATTTTCCATTTTACTATCCAAAAGAGCTACCATCATATCATGCTTATCAAAACTACCACCAGCAACACCTTTATCATTTCTAACAACCTTTTTACCATCAATCACCTTATATACCATCTTACAGGATTTTATCTTTACAGTCTTTGGTGGCATTATAATAATTTGAGAGTCAGGAAAGTTCTTTACCAATTTCATTTTTATAATACTACTTAATTCAGCAAGATCTATAATAGAATCTGTTGTCTTCAGACCATAGTTATATCCTTCAATACCTATTACAAATTTATCACCACATGGAATACATCCATGACTTTTTATATCATTAATAATTAAATCTGAATAACTATCGTAATCTTTTACTTTCGATAATAATTTATCTGAGAATTCAACAATATCTTTATAACCAAAATGGAAAAATCTAAAATTGATTATATCTATTGTTTTTTTTATCCAAGTGTAATTGGATTTCTTTGTTGTATAATTATAAAAATTATATTCACCATCAAAAATTGAAACTGCAGTCGAATTAACCGAAATATCTATACCAACATATACCATATCAAATTTGTTATTTTACCTAGTATATAGTTAAAAATTAGGGTATAACAGGATTTAATAATATTATAATATATTTATATATATCATGATCTTGTATGATCGGTTATATAATGTTGGTCGTCACAGATTTAAAATTGTTAATAATATATTTCACCATACTCCCCATCATCACCATCGTCATCGTTTGTTATCTCATCTAGTATTTGTTCTAAAGCTTTAGCTTTAACATCTTGAAATTGTGTATCTGAGAAGCAATCATAACCTAAATCTTTACCATTATATTTGGGGACGGAATAGACTAAATATAAACCTTTAAGATAGTTTAACTGTCCTGTAGTGACACTTATCACTTGTCCTGATGGTAATCCTACAATGTCATTTCTATCCATCTTATCTTAAAAAATTTTGAAAATTATCTATACCTGTTCTATCGATATAATTAAAAATGTCTTGTTTATATGGCAAATAAAAGACATACCCATTTATTTCAGAATTATTGTAACTTTTAGCATACGTTACTAACCCTTGATGTATCAATCCTTTTAACTGTCTTTCAGTCACTTCTATTATTTCACCTGATGGTACTTCTATAATATCTACCATTTTTAAAACATTATAATTTATTCTATATATAATATTTAATATATAAATAAAAAATGATTCTACCAAATGTTACAGAAATATAAAAATTATCTAAATGAAAATATAAATAATATGAAATTCACAGTTAAGTGTAAAATAAATAAAGATTATTTATTAGAAGTATCTGGACAGAGTAATATCAAAGATGCTATTAAAAACGAATTGAATTGGACAGATACTATAACATTAATAGATATTAATGAAATTGATAAAGAAAATTATGAATTATTAATTAATGTTGATACTAAGATAATAGAAGATACGGATGCTCACGATGTTGTAGAAGGTATATTCTATGAGTTTCAATGGTTATCTGAAAGTGGAATATTTATAAAAAAAGTAGGACCAAATGATAAAAGATAAATTACAAAAATTAGTTGATAGAAATTTAGATAAAAATGTTAGTAAAAACATTATTTATATGAATGAAAATTATGATGAAGAATCACTAGAGTTCTTATTATCTAATTCTGGATTTAAAATAAATGAAAATATAGTACTAAGATACTATCAAGGTGTAGGATTTAATTGTCAAGATACTAACGAAAGAATATCTGGAAAATCTCCACTTTGTCAAAATATAGAAAGATTTTTAAACAGAAGTTAATTTACCAATCTATACCTAATCCCCATATTTTTTTACCTGAACTTGAAGAAGGTTTAGTTTTTGTATCTGGATTTGTAAATTTTTCAATTATACCAGATATATCACCATTAGAAGTATTTTCCACAATTTCATACTTATTACCATTAGATTCTAATAATTTAATAGTTTCCTTTAAGTAAGGTAAATCTTTATGTAATACAACTAAATTTTTACTAATATTATCACTGATAATATCATATGATGGAGTTACCATTAATCCTTTCTTAGTAAAGAAAATTGGGTTAATAACTATGGAAATTTTACAATTATCCATCAATCCTGCTGCAAAGTATGTGTAATAACCAAGTAATCCTTCAGATACTAAAAATGTATCGTCTTTTATACCTTTGGATATTTTTTGTATAATATTTTTACTATTTCTATCTACTTTATAAATTTTAAATGAAAATTTTAAATCTAAAAATTTTAACCTTTGATCTGTTTGTCCTATAAAAATCTTTTTCATATTTATTCTATTTTGAATAAAAATAATAAAAATTATTAATAAATCAAAAATGTTTATAAAAAAATTAAGATATCACTCTTTTCAACTTATTGTTAATTAAATCTGATAATTCTTTAAATCTATTACCTGTATGAAAATCAGTAGATAACATATATGCGTATGTTGTAATCCTATTTGGTTCAGATTGTATATTTACTTCAATAGCTGATTTTTTCATGTCTTTATAATTACAGTAAAACCTAATTTGAAGTTCTTTAGAGTTAGAAATCATCGTTTTTGTTTTATATTCACTAATCAAATCTTTTTCGTTATATACTTCCCATTTTAATTCATCATCTTTAGTATATAAAATTATGCCGTCCATTAATATGTCTTTTTCCATTTCGTTTTATTAATATTTTATAATATAGTATCTTCCATTATCAATGATATAATAACCATCTTCAGTGTGTACATAAGATTCTGTTAAATCAGTAAAATTTGAATTTACTAAATAATAATTTCTACTTTCATCATATTTAAACATTTTAGAATTAGAATACCCAACACCATACCCATTAAAAGTCGATACTTCTATCGATATATATGGATCAACATCAAAATTAATATTAAATGAATATGAATCATAATCAGTTTTATTTAGTAAAATATTCTGTTGAGGTATCAATTCATTGTTTTCAGTATTTATGCTAAATGTTTTTATTCTTACAGTATAATAATCAGGTTCAGTGCTACCACTTGTCACATAAAAACTAGTAGTAAATAAATAATTACCATCATTGATTCTTGTTGCAGTATAATAAAAATTAACACCAACAACCTCTTGATCCATTACGGATTTTGTTGACCATATTGATGAATCATGTCTTAATGTTATTGTGTGGTTAGCATCGGATACACCAGTTATATCTCTTATATTAGATGATAATGGTATAACATTCTTTCTTAACCATTTAACCAAAGACATCAATTTAGTTTGTACTTCATCTAAAGAATATTGTAAACTATAGTTACCGTAAATATCTGTTATCCTATATGTTAGATTAAATAAATTTGTCTTTTTATAATATCCTTTGTCATATTTATTTTGTATGTAATCACTTGTATTCCAACCATCTACACTATTATCAAATATATCAGGTATTAGCAATTTCTGTAATTTACCATACAATGGAGAATCTGCTTTTATATTTCTATAATATTCATATAATTTTAAATCATTATAACCAAAATAATCAATTGAATGTATAAGAGCTTTATATGAACCAACATAATTAAAAATTTCAGTATACATAGATAACATTTCTTTTCTTTTTCTATTTAATCTAGAATAATCCACAGAATGTTCTTGTATATCAGATTCTTTAAATATAAATTCAGCTTCTTTAAATATATCTATACCTAAATTTCTAAGATTAATATCGATTCTTTCGTCTTCAATTTCAGTTTGACCATATACTTTACATCTTAATAATTCTTTTGGTTGTACTTCTATTTTAAATGTAAATGTTTTACCACTTAGATTAAACATATCTACTGTATCGAATGCAACTAAATCATCAGAGTAATTTCTATCAATAAAAATATTTTTAGGGGTAATGTCTTTAATTCTATATGTTGTATAATCTTCATAAACTGTTTGACCAGTTAGACTAGTGTCTATTAAATCTACAGTAATTAGTTGATCTACTTCAAACCCATAATCTGTTATATCAAATAAATAATCATTTGTAATATAAGATATTGTATTTCCAGTTATTATAAATTGTTGTTGAAATTGTGTTGTTCCACTTTCTTGTGTTGTTCCAGAAAATACACAATATTCTATTTTTTCTAATTTTAGTTCATTTGTTGATACACCTTCATATGGCGAATTAAACCCAATAAATATTTCCATTGGAACAGGAACATAATCATATGTATCACTATCATTCAAATTATCTAATCTATGTGTGATTGATTCAAATATTGTCTGTTGAACTGATGGGTTATTTACTCCATAATCAAATTTATTTGGTTTATCATTTAAGAAAACTTTAGTAGAACTATTTTCATCATACAATGGTTTTACACCTGTATATGTCAATCCAGATATATCATTATATGGTGTTAACTGTTCACCAGAATAATCATAAAAGAAAATATCTTTAGATATTTCACCTTGTTGTGCTGGTTCCCATGAAAATTTATAATCTACTATTTTATTATAGTAACTTCTTGGTTTTCTTAAAAATTCTCTTGTTGTTACATTTGCAACAACATTATATTCATAGAAAAATGAACCTTGATATGATAATTGTATCGTATCACTATCTACTCTAATTATATTATATTCTCTATTATTTAGAGAATTTTTACTACCATTAATAGATATTATCATTCCTGTAGATAATTCCATATCATAAAAATCCACACTAGTACTTGTACTTGGAATTGGTGTAGATTTTAATTGATTGCTTGATAATACCACACCATCATTAAAACTAGTTGTTAACGAATATGTTGAATATATATTTACAAAAACATCAATATCAACAACACCAACATTAGGATATTTACCATCTATATGTAAAGTATAACCATCAGTATATCCACTATAAATACTGAACCCTTGTCTATCAAAAACGTCTTCATATTTTAATATAAAATCATTAATTGTTTCATTTGTATACGATGTTGTTCCACTTGTACTTGCATAATTTATAAAATATTCAGTACTATTTAATATGACTTTAAATCCATAATCTATTAAATCATTATTTAAATCTAATAAAATTTCAGAATTGAAATTTCTATTTAACTTATTAGTTTCATATAAATTTATTTTTTCATATACCAATTGTTCTTCTAATTCAAAATAATAAACATCAGAATTTGTAAATCCAGTTGTAAATGTAAAATTATTTCCTATTGTTAAAGGTGTCCCATCTATCGATGCTGTCACATCAAAATATGGATTATAATTATAATCATGAATACCTTCTATCATTAAATAATTACTCCCATCATAATTATAGTGATATAATTGTACACCATAACTTCTAAGGTATGTTTCATATCTTATGTTTAATGCATCTACCGTATTTTCATAATAATAACTTGTATCACCAGAAAATAAAATATCTTGATATAAATTTATAACGTTACTAGTGGTATAACAAATAGCATCACCACTATATGTTGTTGACGCATAAGACACTTGTGCATAAATCACTTGTATTTGAGATCTTTTAAATTTCTTATATATTTTATAATTATTCAAAACTTCATCCGATACATATTGATCCACTTCAATTCTTACACCAGATTTAGTCGAATCCCCTGGATATAATAAATTTACAGATATAACATCAAATAATCTACCATTATGTATTGTTGAACCAGTAGTACCTGTAATTATTGGGTCGGCTTCTAAATATATTTGGTTAATATATGTCAATCCAGTCAATCCAGATAAACTTGGTATTTCAATAAAATATCTATCATATTCTTCAACAAATTCTATATTATCTTCTATAATTAACTCTTTATCTTTATATCCAGTTATTGTAAATATTGGGTTTGATGAAAAAACACCACCACCATCCAATCTTTCAAATACCATTGTCTGTCCAGTATTGAAAAATTCTATATCATTATTTATGTCATTTTTAAATGTAATTATTGTACCATTTTCAGCCATGCTCAAAATTTCTATTTCAACTGGACCTGAATATAATTTTGGTCTTTCTGTGTATAGTGTTAATTCAATGTCTAATGTACCTGTTGTTTCTGGTGATAATTCAAAATCAAATACTCTATTTTTTAAAATACTATAATCTTTATATGTATAGACTCCGTCATTATTGATGGAACTAACCACATTAATTTTCTTACCATCATAGTAATTTAAATTGTTAATATCAACTAAATACTGATTACCATAATCAGGAACTTTTATTATATTATGACTTGTTATTGTTGCACCTGTTTGAAATACAAAACCATCAAATGTTTGATTATCTGTTATTGTAGAAATTAATATTGCATTCGATTTTGTCCCAAGAACATTAAAATATGCATAATTAATAAAATCTGACCAATATGAACCAACTAATTCATTCGTGTATCCAGAAAATGTTACAATAGTCCCAGGTCTAAATCTAATATCAAAATCTGTACCATATATCCATTTAGTATGAAAATTTGGATCATTATTTACCTTTTCTATATTTGTTACCCATTGATCTTCATATGTTTTTGCAGCAAATGTCATACCACTCCAATTAAATAATTGTGATGGTTCAAAATCCACATATAATGATATGTCAATAGGGTATACCTTTTCAAAAATATACATACCAAGTGTTTTAAACACTTCACTACTATTTTCGTCAAATAATAATTTTCCATCCCACCTTTGATTTATTTCATCATATTGGAAATTGTAAGGGTATCCCTCTTTATTAAAAAACATCAACTTATCTGATTTATCCACTTTTTATTATTTTTTTTAATATGATCGTTTGGGTATATTAAACCCCCTATCCCATCTTTTATTTCCTTTGGAAACTCTAAAATTATCAACATATACATTTTTCATATTACCTGATACAAGTGCTGATTCTTTACCTATATTTATAGTATCATCTATTTGGTAATTGTGAACAGATTCTCTTGTTACACCTGTGATGATTACCCCATTTCCATATAAATCATATCTTTCATTACTAGTTCCTGTGACTTTACGAACAAATGCACCGTGATACCAAGTATTGAGACTAACATCATTTTGCTGTCTAATAAAATTTATAATATCTGTTCCACCATCCTTTATTTGCCAATACCATAGAATATATCCACCAGAATTAAAGTAACCATCGATTGACATATAGTTACTAGCATCCACAAATGATGTTATAAAATGTGTAGAACCAGCAGCCCAAGCCGAACCTCTAATAAAAAAATCTATACAATAATCTTGTTTACCAAATAAAAAATCAGATGATGTTGCTGTTACGCCCTTTTCAACATTTTCTGTTGTATTCCAATTTAATACTTTAGAACCAAAATCACCATGAGTTGGGGTTATTGATTGTTCAACATAATCAATAGTAACCCCCGTCAATCCATTTTTAGATGATTCTGTAAAAGTACTAGATGGGTAAGCACCTATCAATCCCTCTTCACCAGTTATATATAATACGGAGTGTGAATCATTCCCAAAACCATTTCTATTTGTTATCATTTTATATTTTTAATTTTAAATATTTAAAGTCACATCACCAATTATTATAAATACCAATGATATATCTATATCCTTCGCATCACCTGCTCCACCAGCTGTAACACTAAAATCTATATAATCATCATAATCAATATCATAATAAGTTGTATCTGCAGTAACTAATGTTGTTCTTGATGTGTTATCTACATCTATAGCTGTATTGAATATATCGTTATATGTAGAATTATCACTACTAACTTCTGCATCAATTGTTGGAACTGAGGTTGAGTCTGCTGTATAACAGACTACTTCCATCATCACACAAAGTGCCTTAGAATATCTCCATCTATAATGTTTATACATATTTAAATCTTCATATAATAATCCACCAGCAGTAGAACCTGTTGTCAATGCATCAGCAAATGATCCATCAACATGGAAATGTTCAACAACCACCGAATTAACTGGACCATATTCGTAATTACTTGGTGATGATATAGACACACCTGCTATTGTGTGAATATCTGACCCCAATGATGTTACTATACCATATTTTACAGTTCCATCTGTCCATCTAACTGGTGTCCCAGGTGCTAAATTTGTTGTAGATGTAAAAGAATTTGATGAATTTGCCGAAACCGACCAATCTGTCCAATTAGAACCATCAACTCCTGATGTACCGTCTGTTCCTGATGTTCCGTCTGTTCCTGAAGTCCCTGATGTACCATCTGTTCCACTAGTCCCTGATGTACCATCTGTTCCACTAGTCCCTGATGTACCATCTGTTCCTGATGTTCCGTCTGTTCCACTAGTTCCTGATGTACCATCTGTTCCACTAGTTCCCGAACCATCTGTGCCTGATGTGCCGTCTGTTTCTGAAGTTCCCGATCCGTCTTGACCATCTGTGCCTGAAGTTCCATCTTGACCATCTGTACCTGAAGTTCCATCTACACCATCTGTACCACTTGTACCATCTGTTCCACTTGTTCCTGCCG